GTGCTGATGGGTGTTCAAACGACGTTGGCCGAGATTTCCAATCTGGGTTATCTTTAATCCATTGGTAAATCCACCATGGAAGGGTGATATATCCTGGGTTCTTACCTAGCAATTGCATGTTTGGACTAAAGTTTTTAGGAAGCTCAATGGTTTCATCAGTTTTAACAATTTTAACTACTTTGTCCATTGCTTTGGAGAATTCTTCAGGGTCCGTAGTACTAATTGGAATGTTTGTAAGTTTTCCTTCATCATCGATATGGATAATGCTATCTCCAATAGGAGCTTCAGCATAAAATCCTTTATCATTGATAGAAGGAGTTTTTACTTCAAATCCAGGGTCATTTACTTTAGGTGTTTCTTTATAAAAATCTGGGTCAATATCATGAATTTTAACACTTGCACTTACTGGAGCATCAAACAGTAGTTTTGCTTCATCAGACGCTTCATCATTGAAAAGTGCTTTTCCTTCAATTTCATCATCTGCTTGGATTAAATCAGCAATTGATAGACCATCATTGTCTTCTGGCATAGGCTCATCGGCCAATTTAGCCAGTTCTTTTTCCAAATCAGCAACCATATTGTCAAATGAGCGGGTCTTCTTCAGTTTAATACCGAAGGTTTGGGCATACTCATCGAGCTTGTCTTTAGCTTCTTTTTTATCGAGTGCCTGAATTTCTTTAATATAGTCTTTATCTAGCATTGAGTGTGCCTCATGTAATGTATAAATATGATTGTATTTATAAACTGAGGATAGTACAGTGCACGACATCCAAGTCAAATTTAAAGATTTTAGTCATGTTCATATTGAGTGTGATGACTCAATTTTCTATGAACTCAGAGACTATTTTAGCTTCGAAGCCGATGGATACAGATTCAACCCGAAATATCGTTATGGGCATTGGGATGGACGAATTCGTCTGCTAGATTATAATCGTCTCTTACCGTTTGGTCTTGTTGGCCAAATTAGAAAATTCGCTGACCAATTCGGATATAAAGTTTATTTCGATCCAGCTATATTCGAGCAAGAAACTCTTTCACGGGAGGATTTTGATAATTGGTTATCAACTAAAGAAATTTATTCAGGATTAACTAAGATTGAACCTCACTGGTATCAGAAAGATGCTGTATATGAAGGTCTAGTTAATCGACGTAGAATTCTTAATCTTCCAACATCTGCCGGTAAGTCTCTTATTCAGGCATTACTTGCTCGTTATTATGTAGAAAATTACGAAGGCAAAATTCTTATCATCGTTCCTACCACAGCGTTAGTTGACCAGATGATTGATGATTTTTGTGATTATCGTTTATTTCCTCGCAATGCTATGTTGGGTATTCGAGGTGGTACTGCTCGTGATTCGAATGCATTAGTTTATGTATCTACCTGGCAGACCGCTGTTAAGCAGCCTAAAGAATGGTTTTCTCAATTCGGCATGATGATGAATGATGAATGCCATCTTGCAACGGGTAAGTCAATTTCAACAATCATTGCGGGTCTCACCAATTGCATGTTTAAGTACGGACTGTCTGGTTCTCTTAAAGACGGCAAAGCTAATATCATGCAATATGTTGGCATGTTTGGTGAAATCTTCCGTCCGGTATCAACTTCTAAGTTAATGGAAGACGGACAAGTAACTGAGCTTAAAATTAATACAATCTTCTTAAGATATCCAGATGCAGCCGCAAATGCTTTAAAAGGAAAAACGTATCAAGAAGAAATTAAATTCATCACCAATGTTAAGAAAAGAAACCGTTGGGTTGCTAATCTAGCTGCTAAGCTAGCATCGCGTGATGAAAACGCTTTTGTGATGTTTAAACATGTAGCTCATGGTAAAGAGCTATTCGAGATGATTAAAGCTACTGGTCATGAGCAAGTTTATTACGTATCAGGTGAAGTTAATACTGAAACACGTAATGCTTTAAAGGCTATGGCTGAAAACGGAAAGGGAATTATTATCGTCGCAAGTTACGGTGTATTCTCTACAGGTATTTCTGTAAAAAACTTGCATCATGTAATTTTAGCTCATCCCGTTAAATCGAAGATTATCGTTCTCCAAACAATTGGTCGTGTTCTTCGTAAACACAAAGATAAATCTTTAGCTACTGTCTGGGATATCATCGACGACCTCGGTGTAAAGCCGAAATCCGCCAATGCTAAAAAGAAATACACGCATTTGAACTATTGCTTAAAACATGCATTAGAGCGTATTCAACGATATGCTGATGAAAAATTTAACTACGTAATGAAAACGGTAAATCTATGATTAAATTTGAAGATATTTATGAAGCCACAATTCGTGAGGCTACTATCGATAACTTCATGAGTAAAATTAATGCTTGCCAGACCTTAGATGGTCTGGAAGAACTCGAGAAGTATTACGATAAGCGCTCTAAAGAAACTACTCTTGCTGATTCTGATGACATCATTGTGCGTGATGCTTTGGCGGGGCGTAGACAGGCTCTTGAAGCCGATTCTGAAGATGAAGATGACGAAGACTTCTAATACAAAAAAGCCCCAACCGAAAGGAAGGGGCAAAGCCAATTGGCTACATCAACACTAGACTAAATTAAAAGCTGCGTTTCTTGTAATTGCTCTTCTGTGTCTTCAGTGACAGGCAATTCAATCGCATAATTATAGCAAGCTCCGGGATGAACCGGGCCTTTGTCTGTTTGGACAACCAATGCTTCATCGATTGGTCCTTTACAGACGACACATACCGTATTCGACATGATTGTCTCCTTAGTTTACAGGTTTATTTATTACGCGCCAGCTTCAAACTGACGAAGGTCAATAATGTGCTTAATGCTAAAACCTCGTGACTTGATAGCATCCATTGCATCACTACAGAACTCCAAAAGAATTCCCCAATATTGCAATTTAGTATCTACACCCAAGATTTCTTTATCGGCGCTTAAAACAGTTTTCATTTCTGATTTTTCATATACATCCATGCATACTTCACCACCAACCTCGCCACGGCCAGTGTAATAATCCAATCGTGCTTTAAGATTTTGCTTTTTGAGGGCATCTAATCTTAACATCTCTTTTCGACAAGTCGAGTGCTTACGCACCCATTTACCATACAGAACGGGGTTATTAGCCGCTTCATACTGTAGTTTAGTCTGGTCGATAATCAAATCATTATCCAATTCATCCTGTAATTCTTCTAATCTCATTCTATCTCCACTCTACTGTTTCTTTGGAAGGACTAGTCCCATTATACTCTACTGCTAGAGTTAGCATTACTACGCATCTGTATGCGTATACGTTCTAGCGTATCAGGGTCGTCTACTATAGAAAACTGCACGGTGACAATTATAGCGTTATCGTCATATAACGGAAGCACATCAACCGATAGACGATTAATCCTAGGCTCATAATTACGCACGGCAGAGACTATATTACGCTTTATCGTATCACCAGTTAACGGAGTCATGTTTTCAAATAATTCGTTTGTGATATCACAACCAAACTCTGGGTCAAATGGCCGAGACCCCTTTCTTGTGGTTATTATTCCAAGAAGGCTATTTTTAACTGATCGAGCTCCTACTGTTTTTGACACATCAGTATCCCAAGCAAGTCGCATCTCTGGGTCAAGGTCAGAATATAGTTTATCAATATTGCTCATGACATAATCTTAAAGAATTCTTTAAGCCCCTTAATTACATGAATGTGAGAAATTCCGCATTCACAAGTAATGGGAACTGCTAATTGAACCTGCGGCTTCAATAGCATATTTTTGATGTTAACTACATCTTCGGTTGTAATAGCAGAATATAAATCATCGATTTCTGCATCGTTTAAATCATTAAAGTAAATCTGCTCATTTCCAACCACGATATAATCTATGCATTTTGATATCATCATTGGAATGTCGGAATCGTCAAAAAGATTAGGATACTTAAACTTTATCTTGAATCCCTTTAAGTCATACCAGAGGTCTTCTGGAGGATCGATTTGCGCATGTGTATAATTTAATGGCACAGGAATTTTACGCCCACAGGTGCAATTCCAGGTCACCTCATGATTAACCTCGCCTATACTATGCGCCCAAAGTATAACTATAAGTAATTCCGATTCTTGTTTGTTTAACCCAATAGCATTAGTACATTCTCTGAGCAATGCTTTAACACATTCATCGATTGTACCGTTTTTCTTCGCTGCAATTAAATTAGCGTATTCTTCTAGTGTAAAAGCTCGGCACTGGATATTCTTGCCATTTATTCTTGTTTCAAATTTATATGTGATGTTCATATCCACTCCTCTTATTCAATTATTTATAAATAGTATAAAGAGGATTACCTTATGGCCAACATAGTTAGATGCGAATTACCAGATGGTGTCCAACGTTTTAAGCCATTTACCGTAGAAGATTATAGAGACCTTTTATTGGTTAGAAACGACATGAACACCAAGTCTGAAGAAGAACAAAAACAACTTATAGCAGAATTAATGGATGATTATTTTCATGACCATCCTGCTGAGTATCGTCCTTATATATTTCTTAAGGTATTTCTTTCAAGTATTGGTAAAACTAAAATACCAGTCAGAATGAAGTGCCCAAAATGCGGAAAATATAAGCAGTATCTTTTTAATCTTAATCAGCCTCCGTTGATAAATCCAAAAGTAGAGGTTGCTGGATTAACGCTCAAGTTCAAAAAACCCATAGAAATAATTGATGATACAGGTAAAATGATTTTAGACAACATTATATCTGTGAAGGATTCATCTGGGGAATACCAGTGGAATGAATTAAGCGATAGTAATAAATTGACAGTTATCGATGCTATAGATGTTGAAACCTTGGAAAAGATTTTATCACAGATGAAGCCGTTTAACTTTGAGCTAAAGACGTCATGTTGTGATACTACGACAGTATTAAAATATGATAACATTGTTGATATCTTTAAGCTATTGCTACATCCTGACGAGATTTTCACATTTTACCAAATTAACCATAGATTGGTTTCTCAAGGTAAATATGACTTGAATTCTATAATGAAGATGCTGCCTATTGAGCGTGGCATAACCTTATCGCTTATTGAAAAGGACCTTAAATCATGACAACACAAAGATTAGGATATCCTAATATAAGCATAAAATTATATTCTGGATATGATGCATGGCTAGCTAATAGATTTGTTGAATTAGCTGCTACATTTATTACATTAACAATGAGGGATTCATTACGCGGGACTAATGAAGGATTGCTTCAATTTTATGACGCAAAAAACATGCACACGCGTATGAATGGCGATGAACTAGTTCAAATATCTGTTGCAAACAGTAACACATCGAGAACACAAACCCGAATTTATGGGATTAAACACTTTACAGTTGGTGTTGATGATAAAGGTGATAGCATTATTACTCTTCAGCTTGGAACGCTGCATGACATAATGAATCTCAAGTTCAGCAGAGCGTTTTTTAGTTCTGCGTATGAAACTATAAAAGAAATGATAGGTGCAATGTATGTTGACCAACCATTGATTGCTCCTCCTATCAACGGAATTAACGCTTACGTCCCACGGGTTCCCTGGACTAGTACCCTCAAAGATTACTTACGATATGTTAGAAATGTAGGCATTTCTACAGACAACGATCAATTTATTTTTGCATGGGAAGATATCACCGGAATTAACATGATGGATTATGAATCAATGATATCCCAGGATCCAAATGTATTCATGTTCGGGGCTCCTCAAACAATAGGTCAGTTTGCTGCAGGATTAAAATATCCATTAGCATGGGATTTTGAATGGCTTGTTAAATCAAATAGATATAATAGAAATCCCATGAAAAATGCAACGTTTTATGCACACTCATTTGTTGATAAAGATGTTACCCGAATTATTAATGGAGAAGGCCAAAACAGCGTATTCATTAATAGATCAGGCGGATATTCTGACATGATTTTTAGGAATGGCTATGAAGAAGCCTTACGCATTTCTACGATGGCTCAATATGACGGGTATGCTCAAACTAAGTGTTACGGTAATTTTGAACTAACTCCAGGAATGAAAATCAACTTTGTTGATTTAAAGGACCAGTTCAGAACTGACTTTTATATAGATGAAGTTATCCATGAAATATCAAATAACACATCTATAACTAACTTATATATGTTCACAAACGGCTCTGCCCTTGAACCTGTAGATTTGATTAAGGTGAAAAATGAACTTAAACGTGATTCTTCCTATTAAGAAAATAGTAATAAATGAAAAGACGATATCAATTCCAAAACTGGGGTTAAAGCATCATAATCTGATGAAAGATGTTAAGGGTCCAGATGAAAACATGAATCTTCTTTTGGATTCAATTTGTCCAGGATTAACAGCAGCCGAATCTGATATTGTTGTATTACATTTATTAGCATTTAACAACAGAATAAAAGAAACTGTTGTTAAAGATGATTTTACATACGATTTGAATAAAGTTTACATTTGCCAGCGATTAACTCAACGGTTAGATGGTAAAGAATTCAAATTCAGAGCTCCTCCTCGTTATTCCAAACTAGGTTCAGTAGATTCAATTTTGAGCGAATTTCTTGAATCAGTAGATGGAAAACCAATGGATATAAACTTTATGAAGCTTCCAGCTTTTGTGACAAAGTGGGCTGATGACTTAGTAAACACTATAGCCATTGATGGACCTGAAGGACCAATCAAAGGCATGCTTAACGTAATGGAAATATTTGAATGACTAAGAAATCAGAAATGAATTCAATGCGTAGAAGAGTTATTGCTGACTCGGCTCCACAGAAAAAGGCTGAGTCTCAAGCTGATGCTCAAATTAATACGCTAGAAGATATTGGTCGTCGTTTAGACGACCAACAAGCGTCTACTGATTTAATTTCGGATGTAATAGAAACTAAATCAAACGAAATTATCAAATCAGTAGAAGATGTTTCAGCTGGTGTCGAATTGACCGCAGAAGCTTCAGAACGCACAACAGATGCTGTCTCGAAACTAAATGATACTGCATCATTGATTAATGATAAGCTCACGAAGCTTGCTGACTTGTTATCTAAAAAGCATGATGTTCAACAAGATGTCCAAAAAACTGGTACTGGAACATCATTAGAAACGATAACAGAACAAGTCCCGGATGCTCCTACTCAGCAGCCATTGGAGGAATTACTTGAAAGACTTATTCCTCCTCAGGATGGCAGACGTCCTGACGCGGATTTCTTTCCTAGCACAGAAGAGCAAGAGGAAAAAGCTGAGCCTAAAAAGGAAACTGAGGACAAGAATAAAAAGTTTCTTGACTTGAAATTTGGAGAATTAATTAAAAGCGTTAAATCTGGTTTTGGAAAAACCATTTCATTAACAGATAAAATTAGCAGTATGCTGTTTAGTTATACTGTTAGCGCTTTGGCCCAAATGGCGAAAACTGCCGCCATGGTTTTGGGTGTGATAATGCTTATAGATTTAATTAAAGTTCATTTTAATTATTGGACTAAATTATTCGAAAAGAACTTTGTTGAATTTAACAAGCAGGCTAAAGAATGGGGTCCGCTATTAACTGCAATAAGCGAGATGTCGAATGAAATAGTAAAATCATTCGTCAAGGGAGATTGGGGCGGATTAGCTAAAGCCATAGGTTCTGGCTTGGTTGATGTAATTGACAAGCTCGGAGAAACCATTATGCTCGGAATGAGTAAGCTTCTTGCTGGAATGTTACGCGCATTAGGATTCAATGATTCGGCCGATAACATTGAAGGCGCTGCTTTAGACAGATTTCAAACTGTTACTGGGGCAGAGCTTGATGAAGAAGATGCTAAAATGAGAGCAAAATATGTTGACCGTCAAGAAAGAGAATATGACGAACAACCTGAATGGAAAAGAAAGCTTTCTGCTAAGTTCCAAAAATTCACCGGTCAGATTGATGACGATGAATATAACAAACTGCTGAGCGGAGAGAAAAAGCAGTCAGCGTATGCAGACTTGCCAGAAGACGAACGCCTCAAAATCATCACAGCTCGTAATAATGCTGAGGCAGAACTCAAGCGTACAAAAGCGTATGTAGAAAAAACTGACGCATCTGATTCCACTCGATTAGACTCTGCTAAGGATGCAGTACAAAGCACAACCACCAGATATAAAGAATTGGAGAAATTATCTCCAGAAGTTGCAAAAGATTTAAAGGTTGAATTAGACCAATTGCAAAAGCTTCTTGATTCTAAAATATCAGAACCTGCTCCAACTGCCGAAGCTATACCTGCAGCAGAACAACCTGAGGTTAAACAGTCTGCTTCTATTAAAGCCGCCGCGGATAGTCGTGAAGCTGCTCGTACACGTGAATCTAATACACAGTCACAACCTATCCAGGTTAATACTGCTGTAAATAAGAATAGCACACATGTTTATAGAATGCCTCCACAGACTTCGACAGCTGCTCCTGGAATGCAAGGCGCTATGAAAACCTCTTAAGGAAAAATAATGATTTTTGAAGAACTGGCCGATGGCCTTGAAAACATCAAAAAATCAGGAACTCGAATTTCCCAAGGTAAATCTAAACTGACGAATGCGCCAACCACTAAGGTGGCGCAGTTCCCGGCTGAACGTTCAGCTGGGAATGATTCCGCCCAAGATATGAGAGTACATGACTTATATCGCAACGGGTTATTATTCACAGCATATGATTTTAAAGGAAGAACCACTCCTGATTTGCGTTCATTTAGACGAGATGTAATGTTATCGTCTGTATTCGATTCACCAATGTCAGCATTGGCTAATTCATCAAGTTCTACCACTAGTACTGCACCAGTAGCTAATATTCTATTACCGCGGTCTAAGTCAGACGTTGATTCAGTTAGCCATAAATTTAATGATGTTGGGGATTCTCTTGTTACGCGCGGCGGCGGTACTGCTACCGGTGTATTAAGCAACGTGGCTTCTACTGCGGTGTTTGGGTCGATAGAATCTTTAACGCAGGGATTAATGGCCGATAATGGTGAGCAAATTTATAACACTGCCCGTAGTATGTATGCCGGGCCTGATAATAGAACGAAAGTGTTTACTTGGGATTTAACTCCTAGGTCTGCAGATGACCTTATACAAATTATTCGCATCTATGAAATTTTTAACTACTATTCTTACGGTGTGACGGGGAATTCATCATATGCAAAAGAAGTTAAAGCTGCTATTGATGAATGGTATAAAGGAACACTTAAATCGGCAGCACCAGATGGGGCTAAAGTAGAAAACACTGTGTTTGAGCAAATAACATCGTTTTTAAGTAATGTTATTGTAGTTTCTAACCCAACTATTTGGACTGTTCGCAATTTTGGATATTCTACATCAATGGATGGTAGAGAGGATATATTTGGTCCATGTCAAATTCAGAGTATCCGTTTTGATAAAACGCCGAACGGACATTTCAATGGTTTAGCAATTGCTCCTAACCTTCCAAGCACATTTACGCTTGAAATTACTATGCGTGAAATACTTACTCTTAATAGAGGAAACGTTTATATCGGAGGTATTGAATAATGTTTACTCTCGAAGAATTTAAGAGTCAAGCTGCTGATATCGATTTCCAGAGAACTAACATGTTCTCTGTTGTATTCGCTACTGTACCCTCTAGTAAAACCCAGGCTCTTCTAAACGACTTTGGTGGAGAGCTGTATAATAATATGGGTTTAGATGGAAATTGGCTTGGATTGACACCAGGTGAATTCAATCAGGGTATAACAACTATAGTGACACAAGGAACTCGGCAAGTTGTTCGTAAATCAGGTGTGAATACATTTATGATTGGCGCAATGACTCAACGTGTGGTGCAGTCATTATTAGGAGAATTTACGGTAGGTACTTATCTGCTCGATTTCTTTAATATGGCATTTCCAACAGCAGGATTGATGGTTTATTCTGCTAAAATACCAGAGAACAGATTATCATATGAAATGGATAAGTTCCATAACGCTCCTAATATAAAAATCACAGGAAGAGATATGGAACCGCTGGTTCTTTCATTTAGGATGGACCCAGAAGCAAGCAACTACCGGGCAATGCAAGATTGGGTAAATGCTGTTGAAGACCCAGTGACTGGTCTGCGAGGATTGCCACAAGACGTAGAATGTGATATCCAAGTTAACCTTCATGCTAGAAATGGATTACCTCATACTGTATGCTTGTTCTCAGGGGCTATGCCTGTAGCGTGTGGAGCTCCCGAATTTACATATGATGGAGAAAACACGATAGCAGTGTTTGATGTCACGTTTGCATATCGTAGCATGCAAACAGGTTCGGTTGGAAAACAAGCTGCTATGGATTGGTTGGAAGATAAGGCTATTCAGAAAATTGAGACGATTAACCCAAATCAAAGCTTAAGTGCTTCTGCTTCAAGACTATCGCGTTTAGGAGGTGCAGGCGGAGGACTTTCTAATATCACTACTACAACAAGTAGAATAATTTAGGGGCCGTAAGGCCCCTTTGTTTTATGCAATGCAGCCAATAAACCCTGGCTCAGTACGAAGAAGTTCCATTTCGTCTGTGGTCCAAACTACTTTAACAGGAATGATACCTTCTGCTTTACCGTTTAGAACCGCTTCAACAAACGATGGTTCAGTTGGCTTACGGAAGATATCTTGAATAAGAACCGTCGGAGTACCTTCGTTAAACCCTTCAAGCATGATAAGCACTTCTTCGTTGAACTTCTCTGCGTCTTTAACATCAGCAGACCATTCAATACCGTTAAAGCGGAATACATGTTTCATATCAATTTCCTCATTGGTTTGTGTAAGTCTATAGTATCACGTCCTTGTGATAAGTAAACAACTTTATGCAAGTTTTTCTGGGATACCATCCAGGTTGATAGCACTAGCCAGTAGCTCCATGGTACGTGTGTAGCTAACCTTATCTGTAGAACGGTCTGGCGAAAAGTAAATCTCGTTTAAAAAGCCTTTGAACTTGCTTTCTTCAAGAGGTTCCACTTTGCCTTGTTCCATCAAGATGTCACCATCATAGAGATGAACCGATTCATCGATTTGCTCTGGCGGAACTACCGTCATTTCTACCATGAATGTCTTGTTATTCGCTACACCAACTCCATTTCTAAAAGGAGTTCCCCATACTTTGTTGACTTTCATTGCCAACCCGCGAGGAAGAATAACTTCAGCCTCATCACTAAAACTTGATAAGACACCCGGGATAACTACCTTAACTTTATCAGCCCCATGAATAACGAACCCAAACTTAAACTCATCACCATAGGCAACTTCCTCGCCTCTATCAACTCTTTCCAAGTTGTCTGTTCCAATAACAGAAGATACCGCATCGATAGTTGTTTCTTTGTTTTCTAAATCAGAACTAGGTGCGTCTGGCATTAATGAATCACCAGCATTTGAATAAGCACCAAAGATAATTGGACTTAACGAAGTAGAAACATAGTTCTGGAAATAAAACATTTTAGACTCAATGTTATCTTTAAAGTCTTCATATTTTCCTCGCTGACCACGATACAAAAGAGTGCCTGGTTCAAGACGCAAACCTTTTTCAAAGGCAGAATCGAGCGGACGAATTTTCTTGTCAATAATCGGATCGCCTAAGCTTTCCATACCAATAAGATAGTTATTAACAAATGAATAACCAGAACCGCAGTAATGGTGTATTGCATCTCTTTCTTCTTCGCTTAAACGAGATTGCATTTCACGGTTATATTCAATTGCTTTGGATATAGAATCGCCAACAATTGACACATAAGCGGATATCATATAATTGACAAGATTTTGGTATTGACGTAAAGCTCCGAAATCGTCAGCTGGAGGCATATCAAATCCACGAGTAGCTACTTCAACTATTTTACGCATTGTTTCCATAGATGCCGGATTTTTAGCTTGAGCAATAACGTCAGCAACGTCTGAAATTCGTTGTTCAGCGATTTTCATTTTGTCTGAACCTGAAGGAATGAAAACCTTCCAGTCGTCATGCATTCTCGACATTTGGCCTACAAATAATCTCTCAACTGCATCGCCAAAATTACTTCCATATCCGCCACGAACACGATAGTGCTTGATATCATCAACATAAAAAGGAATTGATTTTTCTAACCCGGATTTAATATCCTTTTGGAGGTCTACCGTATCGCCTTCTGCGTTCAGTACTGGAGTGTTAGTAGTTAATTCGTACCAGCGTTCACGTTTATTTTCTGGCCAATCTTCATCAACATATGAAACAAATTTGCCGTACTGTGCTCGGATTAAATCTTTTCGAGACACTTTCATTTTACTCATTACTGCGAGTTCAGATTTCTTGTCTTCTTTTTCGCCAATGGAATTAGCCAATGCTTCGGCTTTGGTAACGTTTTCGCCGGTTTCTTTAGACACATAAACTTCGCCTACTTTGGAATCTACTTTGGTGTAAAGTTCTTCTGAAATTTCAGGAATTCCTTCAATCTCTTCAAGTTTCTTACCTTTACGAACCATAATAGAATAAGCATACTTACCTTTGTAGTAAGCCATATCTTTCATTAGATTGAACCGACCACCGGTGCGAGTAGTAATCAACCGAGCAAGAATGCGTTGAATAGCTTTATCTTGTCCTTGCATTTTCTTTGGATTAAAGCGGAACATTACCGCATCAGCTTTAATTTGCTTAACTACTTTGTTGACGGTCTCAAAAATGGTATTGATAGCACCAATCGGGTCTTGGCCTAAACCACCTTTAAGCGCACCGATGTTACCTTTTTCCGACACAGAGAAAACATAGACCTGGATGAATTTATCACCCATCTTGATGTTCTTAACTGCATCACCTTGACCTGACCCTTGTACTAACCGAATCATTAAATTGTTATTACCCGGCACCTTAATCAAAAAGACCTGTGGTACCTTAAGTTTTGGCTTAACGTTCTCGACAGGATAGATTTTACTATTCTCTTCATCGAAAACTTCATTTAAAAGTTCCATGACATATCCTCGTTTGTTTATTCTATTTATACGAAAAAAGGCCCGAAGGCCTTAATTAATTATTGTTACTGTACGCCAAACTTGTAGTCCATTTACAGACTCATACTCTTCAATGTTTTCTTTGAAGTTTCTTAATGTGTTAATGTTATTAAACTCAAGAACTTCTGTGTGAACAGAAATACCCCCACGTCCGTCAAGAGATTTAGCAATCACTTCGTATAAAACTTTCATTTTATTCCTGTTGCCTCAGTAAAGTTAACACCAAACGCGGCTTCGAATGTATTAGCCACTTCTTTATCATATCTACGCTGTTTAATGATAGGTAAGAATAACCCTACTGTACCATCATCACGACCTTCAGCAGTTACCCAACCATTGCATTCAAGTTCCCAGATAGTTCCTGGAAGAGAATCTCTAATTTTCCATAGATGAGTACGGTCAAGCTCGTGCAGTTCTTCGGGCTTATCTTTAAGACCTGACCCAGCGTTAACACGAATACGACCACATTCTGATACGAACATTAAGCCGCCCATTTTACCAGGTTGTTTTCTATGCTCGTACGAACCGACACATTTCAAATCTACAGTGATAACCTCTTTAAATTTAACGAGGTTCTTAGAACGCTTATCTTCCCAATAAGCACCGATATTTTTAAGGATGATACCTTCGAGACCTTGGTCTACGTATGTCTTATAGATAGCACGAGCTTCATGGATGTTGTGTACGACGTGATTTTCAATTAGAATAATCTTGTCATAGCCTTTGCTCATCATTTCCAACGCACGGAAACGTACATCATAAGCAAATCCAGGAACTTTACCTTCAGAATATACTACATCAAGCGGAACATAATCCCAAACTTGGAATCTCATACCTTCTGCTTCTTCGGCAGATATTGTTCCTTTAATGGCCTTATTAGCCAAGCCGTTTGATTCTGTACGAGCCGTCTGTTGGAATTCCTTGGCTTTACTTAGCTCAGGAAGCTCAGGCTCTTTAAACATATCAAACAGGTCGTTTTCTTCTTCTTTCACTTCGACATGATATACCAACTCGCCGTCAATCATCACACCATTAGGATGGCGTTCGCGGGCTTCTTTGGTCATCTCGATAAGTTGGCGCTTGAGTTTATCTAGACCTAGGTATTCATTACCGGAACGAGTAAGAAGAGTTACATCATCTAATTCATCTCCGCGGATTTCGGCGAAGCATCGAGCTCCATCAGCTTTAAGCTGAGCAAACGCAGGGAACTTAATATACGATAGCGCTTTCTCAGAATAAGCTGATGCTAACATCTGTGGCATCTCAGGAATTAACTTCTTCCATACCTTATTAGCAATAGAACCTGAAGCGCCGCAACGCATATCCTTAAGAAGGACACGGACTAGTACACTAGCATCACCCTCGTTCATCTTAGAGAGCAAATCTACTAGCCCCTGGATTGCCATATTACCAGTAAGTACTCGTGCTGCCAGAATGTCTTGGAGGTAATCTAGACCATCAGAAAACGTCTTTGAAGGAACATTTGGATATTTAACGGGAGTATATTCTGGAACTTTCTTAATAAAAAATTTAAATCGCCCGGAATACGCCAGCAGATAAGCTCGCTTTAAATCAACGTTATCTTTATTGTCAATGAGAATTTGGGTTTTGGCTTTAGAACCCTTAGCATCTTCAATTGCTTTGATGATATCAAAAATCATTATTCACCTAATTCTTTTGAAAGTTCGCTTACACTACGATGATAAGTTAATCCATCAATATAAACAAACCCGTTATTGATGCATTCATTCCAAATCGGGCACGACTTTGCTTCACGCCAAATTGGATTCCAACGATAAAACTGATTAACATGGCCATAATCACATGATAACCAGCGTTTACCAACCTTAGTATGAACTACAAACATGTTTCCTCCTAGGGTATGGCAATTATACCATACCCAGAGTGTTAGCAATTAATTTGGTGATTATCACATGTAATACGGCCATTATTCCACCAGTCGTTTCCAGGAGGAACATGTGGACCAGGACTAAACGGAATGATAGGTTGTTTCCACCAATCTCCTGGAACTTGTCGTGGAGGCCAATTAAAAGGATGTTGCTCTTTACGAATTTGGTCTTTGATAGCTTCTTCCCACAATCCAGAAAGAGACTTCTGTGGTTTCTTAACAGATTCCAGAGATTCCAGGCAAGTTACAATTTGATGCCAATCTTCAACCATAATTCCAGGAGCAGTCACTGAACCTTCTCGCTCACCACGAGGCATATAGAACACACGGGTTTCAGTATCTTCAAAGACTTTGCTGGCGGCAGCAATATGTTTAGGCAAATCATCTACATAACAGACGATGCGATCGCCGTATTTTACTTTAGCTTTTTCCAGTAAAGCATCTTTAGATTCATCATAATCGCAGACCATGATTTCTGTAAATGCATCAGGGAACAAAGCATTCAGATTGAAACGACGATTAAGGTTAGCATCTACTGAGTTGCCAAGAGCCGTGATAGCGACAAAATCGTATTTTTCTTTGAGCTTATTAACTGTAGCTAAAGCATCAGCATACGGTGCAAGGTAGCGAATAAAATCGCTGTTGTTATACTTCAGAAGCAGCTTAACAGCCAGTTCTTCTTCACAATCAAACAGCTCAGCGGGTTTAATAAATTTTTCAGTAGTCATCATATCAAGGATATGCTCTACCGGAAGGTTATATTTCTGGGCAAAGTAAGGCAGACCACTTTGCCATTTAACGATGATTCCATCAACATCGGTCGCAATTACAGGTTTTGACATTCGGGGAAATTCCTCAATGCTTGTTTAAATTTGGCGACGCTATTTGCGGCACCGGTGAAATTGAACCAGATTAACCCTGGAGTGTCCGAGGGTTCTATATCAATTAATTCTATATTATAATACTCAGCAGTCTTTAGCATTTCCCTGGTGATACGTCGGGCAACCATATGACCGAAATGAGGATTAATAGACATCGTCGTTAGCAGCCCTTAATTGAGTAATCGGATAAAGCTCAGATTCCGCATGAATTGAACGATTGCCATCAACCCAGTTGACTTCATACCAAGGCTCAACCGAGTAGGCTTTAATGGCTGGAGCCGTGTCACATACAACTCCAGGAATTCCATTTGCTAATCTTACTGTACTGAAGATATGATATTTCATGCATCAAGTCTCACTGCCCATTCTGGCAATTCAAAGAAATCCGGAGCATCAATTTCATACTCAACGGTGTGTTGTTTAACATCAGCTGACATGATATCAACCATTGGGTGGTTTTTCAAACTGCAAGAAAAAATACCAGCTTTAGATTTAGGCACGGATACGATCATTTTAATTTCCTCAAAATTTAGTTATGAATTTTTCTTTCGGCATTTTGGCATTTAAGCCATCACTGTCAGAATACCCAATTGGCATAGTTGCATTAATGAATTCAATTTTAGCATTTATAACATTAATGCTCAGAGAATCTACGCCATCAACCATACGAAATTCAGGAGGGCAATACTTATCAATGTATGCTTTCACACCATTTTTATTAGCAGGTGTACCATCGCGAGTATCGCTGATAATGGTTTCAACTTTTTTCTTTCGTGAATCATAGAAAGCTGATACAATCATTTCAATTTCCTCTTAAAACGGGCGAATATTAACGTGAACCACAGGGACAGCAAAAGGTTGCATGATTACAACTTTTGTGTCTTTAGTTGCATTCAGGCGTTGTACTTTTGCAAGATTAACAGCTTCTTCCTTTGTTAATCCGCCATTGTAGGTATCATTTCCTTTATTTGATGTCCAAACGCCCCAATCATTGCTTCCATCATCGGTCTTCGGTTCAGGTTCTTTGTTGGTGGTTTCTTCAAAATAATGTTGAAATTCTTGATTAGTAAGAATACACCACATGTGAGAAAAGCGAACTTCATCTACACTAACGCGTTTGTATTCTCCATCTGGCTTAATGATTTCAAATTCAACTAATCCGGTATTTTCCGCATATTTAAAGGTTCTGGTAATTTTAATCGGATTATTACCGATTTGCTCAAAAACACCCTTGATAAGAGCGCCTGGAGACAAGATTGGAGTCTTTTTAAGTTTATAGAATTTACCTTTTTCCATTATCATTTCCTCAATAGTGGGGCCGAAGCCCCGAGTTAGTTAAAACTTGATTTCGTTTGAAACGATATCCCAGATTGCTTCACGTTGTTCTTCGGTTGTTTTACGACCGAGGATGTGGCGCAGATAAATTTTAACAAGCAGCTGACGATTTGTGTTCCAAGACGGATGTGAAGATAAATCACGTTTACGAACTTCATCATGGAATCCAACTTTGATTTCAGAACCATTGAACTGAATATCCAGAGTAGGACCGTTTTCAAAGCTGAAGAATACGTAGTTATCTTCCCAGTACATATCAATTTGAGCTACTGTGCCATTGTTGTGTTCCCAAAGCAAAGTAGTAGATACGTCCCAAGCATTGTTCTGTACGTATTTGCGGTTGAAGTTAGTGAAGTTCATTTTTATTCTCCGTAGTTTGTTTATCTGTTTGGGTGGTACAAGTCTATAGTAACCCAGACCACCCAAGAAGTAAACAACTTTTATTCAAAAACTTCAGACATTTTTAACCTCTACAGTTTTAACAGTTTTTACTTCTGCAAATCCGATGCTTTTAAACAGTTCATACTTGGTAGTTTCGGGGACGATATCGGTTAGTTCAAGGATGATTTCTTTTGCTTCTTTTAAAGTGAAGACGCTACGCCCATCTTTAACCACTGGAGTAGGTTTAACGAACGTTGATGGGATTTCAAAAACTGCATAACGGTCATCAGAGCTTTGGTTTTCAAACGCTCCTATTTGCACAACCCGTCCTTCTTCTAACTCGTGAGAAGAAAATAAGCATGACAGAGACCGGTCATATTCATCTCCTATGGTTTTTGCCGAAATGATTTTACCAGTTTCGGTTTTAATCTTAACGACCCGGCCCAGCGAATCAAGTTCTAACGGCGTCCAGCCTTGAACTCCGACAACGGTGGCAATGAGATAGTTAATTGTGTTCTTAGCGTCTTTCCATCTACGGTAAGTTTCTGGGGAAATGCAATATACTCGGTTTTTGCTGTAATTCATTTTGATATCCTCAAAGATGGGGCCGAAGCCCCAGTCAAGATTACTGTTTAGTCCAATTATCCATGTTTAATTTACCGACCTTTTTCATTTGCTTAATTAAAGCATCGGCACGATTACGACCATTTTCATACCAGGTTACATCTTCTGAGTAACCGTCTTCTTCATCTGTGTAAGTTTCAGAACGAATACGACCAACAACTGGAGTGTTCAGAACATATACAGAACCTGTGAACCAATTGGTTAGCGTGATATGCCAGCAGAAATCATCTGATGGACCGTCCGGTGTCATGCATGGAACGATATCACCTTGAACTTTAGACAAAATCCACATTTTCTCATGGACAGTCTGAGCTTTGTAACCGTCATGGTCTTTAGTCTTGATAGTTGCGTTCAGGTTGATGGTATTCATTTTATTCTCCGTTGTCCGTTTGGGTGGTACAGGTCTATAGTAACCTTGTTGAGCCTAGAAGTAAACAACTTTTTTCATTCTGCGGAAAATAAAAAAGGGACTCCCGAAGGAGTCCCTGAACTTATGCTTTCGGCTTACCAAAACGAGAAGCATCATCGCGAAGAACCGCACGAGCCCGACGCATGATTTTCTCAACCGTCTGATTGATACGCTTGTTCGACCCACGCTTGTAGCCAGCGCGTTTAGAGGTACCAACAACTTCTTTTACTGCAGTTTTTGCTTTAGCTTGTTTAGCCATTTTATCATCTTCCATTTTGGAGAAATACATGGGAGCACGTTCTTCCGAGGTTCAACTTCTTTCGACAGTTCTTTCGGTTGTAGCTCCCGCAAGCCCCTAAGGGTACGATTAAACTCTTATCTGTTGCACACCGTTAGCTTAAAGGTTCCGGGTCTGATTTCTCAGGGATAAGATATACACCGATGGATGTATAGGCCTTGAGGCGTACTCCCGATTGGCCATCGCCTCGGGGTAGCATGCACTTGCCGTTTATTTCTAGCTGCACTTTGGTAGCAAATCACCGTTGGTTTCGGATGTTTTACGTGGGGATAACCAACAACGTCCACATCATACGTTACCCATGCGTACACATGGTGGGCGTACAAATTACTTCAGCGTTACCACAAAGTGGCGAACAGCTTTGCGAGCAGCAGAACCAAGATGCTTAGCATACTTCAGTTCATCCATCGCTTCTAAAGTATCACGAAATTCAGCTTGAGCTGGGTTCAGGTGTTTAAAACCTTTCAGAACTTCCAGTGCTTCTGCATAGATATCGATTGAAGCACCGTAGTTTTCGTGACCGGAATTCCATGCATTACGTTGGAGTTCCAGAGCTTTAGTAAGTTGTTTGTTCATTGAATCGTTCCTCAAATGAGGTTAAAATTTGGTGGACGGTAACCGAGGTTTAGCTCGGGCATCCACCGCTTAGAATTGCTCGGGTAACTAATTGTCCGACGCCCAATTCATATTATTATTTATATACGCATGCAAGGGACTTATAATGACAAGTCACAAACTTCTGCCGAATTTCTTTAGGTTTCTTCACACCTGCTGCTACTAACGGATGAGGTACATTTCTGATATTACCAACAGGCAGTGGAGTCAAATCACCGACTTCAACAAATCCTTTCGGCACATCATCACCGATAGAATAGATTTCACACATATCCGGCAGTTGTCCTTGTTCTTCTTTTCCAAGAATAATACCGGAAGGAGAAACAATTTCATCACCTTGCTGTGCAGGTTCAGATACGAGAATTACATACTCGCCTAGAGCTTTAATTGGAAGTTCCATGTGTTACCTTTGTTGTTTGACCATGTAGTTATATTAACATGGTCAGTTTAAAGCAAATTACTTACCGATCATCTGCAACAGATGCTCAACTTTCATACCATTTACCGAGATCAGTTTATCAAAGGCAAATGAGCGCCAACCTTCTTTCTCGGTATCATATACTGGAAGTGAAGTAGTGCTTTCTGCTCGAGCAGATTTAGTAGTGCTTTCTACCAAATCAGATGGAATAATATCTTTATCACGAGTACAGCGCAAAGTACGAATAGTACCATCCGCTTTTTCAAACACAATCTGGGATTCGCCCATGCTCAGCACAGCTTTAAGTGTTTCACGGATATGGATGTTTTGTTCAGTAGTCAGTTTCATTTTGATGTCTCTTTAATAGTTTTGATAATTACAGATTTGCGCTTGGATAATTCTTTTAATAATCGAACTGCTTGATCTTCAAATTTAAATGTTGCTAATGGTTTCCATTTAAACCAATACCAGCGTTCTACTGAGTATGATATAACAACATCACCACTTAGGTTAAGTTTATTAATTTCAACAATTCTAAGTTTCATTATTCAATTCCACAGAATTCTTTAATGTTATACCAATTCAACTTATCCAAATTGCGTTTTGGAACATTGAACACCTCAATTCCAGCCGAACGAAGAATATCGTCCCAACCGGGTTCGTTCTTGTCGTATGTTTCACAGTATACTAATTTTTTAATACCAGACTGAGCGATGGCTTTTGCACAATCTGGACATGGAGACAGTGTGACATACATTGTTGCTCCATCAATACTACTGCCGTTCCTGGCAGCAAAAAGAATAGCATTAAGCTCAGCATGGATTTCATTGACTTTAGACCATGCAGAGTGGGCTGCTCGATGTTCTTTGAGCAATCCGACCTTTTTGACTTGGAATCCGTCTTGACGCAATCCCGTAGATTTGTAAGGAATTTCACCAATCCAACCTTGTTCTGCTGCATGGTCACAACAGTTCACACCACCAGAAGGTGAACCGTTATAGCCAGTAGAAATAATTCGTCCATTCTTTTCAATTACTGCGCCGACTTTCCACGAGCAGCATTTTGACTCTTGAGATACGAGATACGCAATTTGTAGTACTGTCGACGCTTTCATTTAAATCACCAGATAAGTTGTGTTATTTGTTTTAACCAATTTTAACTCGTCGGTAGGAGAAGCAAAACTCTCTACTCGAGAAGTACGAATGCCTGTACCATCTGGAAACGGATGGTTTCCTCGTTCAAGAACATCGGAAAAGACATAGCCATAAAGAGGTTGGCCTTCCTTAACATCAACGTTACTGTACAAAATAGCATCATATTCTTCGCGTGGAATTGACCAAACGCCTTGGTCAGAACCAATAACAGCATTAATTAGACGAATACCATTTTGGCTAATTTCTGCCCTAATTCCACGAGCATGTTCAATTAAAAGAGATTCTACAGCCTCACGTAAAGTCATTAGATATGTCCTAAAATGTTAGTCATTTCAACTTGGCCTGTTCCGGTTAAAGCCAATTGAGTGTGTTGATTGCTCTTTCCATTATTAACTGTAATGATATAAGCATCAACATAGTTAAAGGATGACTCTCGTCGGAGAGTCACTTTACTTCCAGGAACCCGGTTTGCTACTTCCTGTGCGAAGATTTTAACCTTCGAAATAAATTCATCATGTGAAAATTTAGCGTCAGACAACATAAGTCATAACCTGTTGGGTTTCAAAATTAGCAATAATTCCAACGATAAACCAATCGTGTTCACCTTCGCCACAAGAAATTTTAATTTCAGACGAACCGCCTGACCGGTCAATAGAAAATTTAATAACTTCGCCGTTTGGAATAAGTGCATTCATGGCAGATAAAAACTCTGCATGCATTTTGGCTACTTCAGATGGAGTAAACTCATCTGTTAAATGATTAGCAACAACTTGCGTAAATGATACTTTTACTACTTCGGAATACTTTGGAAACATTATACTTTCCTCTAAAAATCACCGTGGGCTACTTGCCAGCATTCAACACCGATACGACGCCACATTTCAACCACCTGCGCCCTGTCATCTACTGCAAGTTTTACATTATAACGATCAGCAATTCGGTCCCAGAAGATTTCTTCTTTTACCACATCGTCTTTGCGTGAATCGCCTTGCTTACGTTGGAAGTGTTCGCCTGTTTCGCCAACATGGTCCAACAACCATTTCTTCGTAATGCGTTGATAAACAGTAGGGTCTTCTTTAGTACCAGACTCTCTGCCGGAAACAGTAAGAATTTTATATCCTTTGTTACGAAGCATTTTAAGAAATTCAATTACCATTTCCTTTGGATGGTCTTTACCACATTTGGCCAAGTCATAAGGAGAACGATGATTGTTATCTGCTAACGTGCCGTCAAGATCAAAGATAACTGCTTTTGGCAATGATTCGTCTGGAATGTACAAATCATATGGGTGCATCTTAGAATAAAAGCTACGAAGCACTTCAATAGGAACTGCATTCGCGCCACGATAGAGGTTACGATTAAGCAATTCAGTCCAAGGAACGTCAAAGCGTTTAATTTCCCACTTGACACCATCAATTTCGTATGCCAACTCTTGCCACTTCTTGATAGTCGTTGGATTAAGGTTAGTATCAGCAATGATGACACCTTTAGTGGTTTCCATCTCGAGTAGAGTCTTCGCCATAGAAAACTGGCATACAGATACTGACTTCTCACGAAGCTTAGAATATTTGTAATCATTACGTTTATTAAGGCCAAAGATGCCTTCACGCAAATCATCGCGAGACAAAACATACCAACCGGGATTAGCTGCTACGTATTCGTTAGCCCAGGTTGTTTTACCAGAGCCTGGAGCCCCTTGTGTCAAAACCAATTTTTTCATTATACATCCTTAAGAGTGTCAATAAAATCATGAAGAGCCTTAGACTTTTCACCCCAATTTGCACGATATTTTTCTTTAATTGCTCGCAATGGCTTATTCATTGACAGTATATCATTTTTGTCATAATTTTCAGCTGCGCGTCCAAACACGATGCACGCCAATTCATTTTCAGCAATTAACCCTTTAAGTGTTTCATACTGTTCTTGATTCACTACATCACCATTTTAGAAAGATTGCGATGCGCCAATGAGCGACGCTTTCCATGTTTCTTCAAAAAATTGTTAACTTCATCTTGCTCTACACCGCCACTTTCTACAAATTGGAGTGCCTTACCGAATTCAATTGAGGCATCTTCCAATTCAGAAATTGCTTCCTTCAGTGCCTCTTTACGCTGAACAAACTCCAAAAAATCGGGATACATAAATTCTGCCATGAATAGTTTAAACCACACATCAAATGAAATTCGTGTTTGGTCATTAAGCTCAAACACTCTTTCTTTTAAAGCTCCGGGCACACTAACACGGACTGTATAAACATATCCATTAGAAATATTTTCTGGTACAGCAATAGCTTTCTTAACAAGAGGAGTTAACTGACACGACCCAACAGCTAGCATATTCCTAAGTTGTGTCTTTTTAATCGATAAAAGATGCGATGCGTCTTTTACGAAGTAAGAATGAAGGTGCGAAGGTTCCATAATATTTTCCTCTTATTTAGTTTACTTAACGCAACGAGGTTCTTTAAGGTCAGAACGATAATAACATATCATTCCGTTAGCATCTTTAGTATAACGTAAAATGTCATTCATCCAGATGCGATACTCTTGAGACTCTTCAAATGGCATACCTACCCAGGCTTTACCGTCAATTACTTTTACTTCCCAATGTCCTTCCCATTTTTGAATTGGGTCTGGCCACTCAGGATGTAAAACCGGGACATCTGGTGCACTAGAAGAGCATCCAACAAGTAAGCTGATAATACCCATGGCTAATAGACTTCGTTTCATCTGGTAGCCTCCTGGATATCTTCTGCAAACTTATTGAAGCTTGCATTAATCTGTTTTTCAACCAATCCAGGTTTAGCTGCGACTACATTTCCACGCTTAGAATCTTTATTCATTTTAGCGTTAGAAGTATCACGCGCAGCTCGATTTTCCTGATAGCCTTTATAGGTTGTCTGCAGATTTTTTATAGAAACACCAATGTTTTCTATTTCTTTTGCTTGTCGATCAGATTCATCTTGGACGACTTTGAGGTCAGCTTTAAGATTTTCTACCCGCCACGAAAGATATTTCAATCCACCGGCGGATAACGCTAACACACCAATCATCAACCAAGTTGTGTTTATTTTGAGCATAGTTTAAGGATAACCTCTACGATATCATCACGGGATAATCCCGAAATGAGGATGTGACGATCAGAACTTTCCGAAGGAGAACACTTGAAGCAAGCTTCTACATATTCTGCCATCTCAGAATAATTCAGCTCGCGATGCATAATGCCAAGACGATGCTTGCCATAAATCGGGTCAACGATTACATAGCATTTGCATCCGTTAGCATGAACGTTTGGCTGGGTGATGTTCTTGAACACCTCTGCACCATACTTCGCGAGATGATTATCTAGGAAATCAATCATTTCATCTACGGCTTCAGGCAAAGCTTCGGCACGCTGCTCATTTACACGATTAGTGTACTCTTTTTGCTTCTTACGAGCAGCTTCCTTGCGCGCCATGTGCGTCCGTAGGTCAGTGACGAAGCCCACCTTCTTGGTACCATTCCACACAAAAATCCCATCAGAATGAGTACCATATTTGTTAACAACCATATCTAAAGTAATTGCTTGCATATCCATTTCAATATCCTCATCAGTTGATATAAGTCTATAGTATCACACTCTGATGAGGATGTAAACAACTATTCTTCAGAAATTTCAATTTCTTTTTCGTACTCTTTTGGAACATATCCTGCCCAGTACTTCAAGAACACTCTTTCAAGGTCTTTAAGCAGTTTATCTACATCTACAGTTCCTTCATACATGTTCATGATAACACCAAAAAGATGACGCTGATTAACCGTTGCTTTCTGAGCAGCAATAGCGTAGTCTTTACGAGCACGACCTCTGTATTCGTCGTAGAACGACTGACATAGCTCAAGTGACTTTCCGAGGTAATCTAGATAAGCTTGCTCAAATGCAGAAATTTTCTTAATTGCGTATTCATCTCCAGCAAAAAGAGAACGCAAATCATCGGAATTTGCAGATACGACAGACGCAAACAGTCTTTCATTTGACGTTATTGAGTCTTTAGTGTGATGAAGAGCAGAATACCATTCGGTTTTAACCTTAAATCTCTGTCCAGTGTTTAGAACTGCAATGTATCCTTCTACGCCTTCAAGTTCACGAACACCTTCAACCCAAGTTGTGGGGTCAGAAATTCCGTAAGCATTAATTAAATAAGGACGAATCTTAGCATTAGCGTACAAATCATCATATTTAATATACTCACCAGTTGTGTTATTACGGACGTTTAACACAAACAGCTGTGGCTCCTGATATGCTAAAACAACACGATTATTAGGTGAAACAAATTCCATGTTTACCGTATAACCATCTAGCGCTAGCTCAAGAATAACCTGATGAAGCGAAGAATATTCTTCGCTATTAAGCAGGGCAGAAGACCTTCTCGCCTGGTCACTGTAAAGAGATGTTTTTGACTTAAGGTATAGATACCCATCATCAACATAAGATGACACTAGAGAGCCATCAGCCTTATCCATAATGTATTCTACATCGCTAATATCAATTCCCATTGTCATTGGGTTTTCATTCAAGTTAAAGAATTTTTCCATCGGACGCGAAGCAATTCGAATTGGAGTATCACCATCCATTTCAAACATGATGCCCCGGCACTCAAGAGCATCTGGTTTTAACCACTCACTGTAGCTTGCGTAGTGATATGAAAACACTCTGAACTTACCATCCATAGGACCGGTAAAATCTTTATAAAAGAATTTTGCAACTTCTGAGCTTTCACACAGATTCATTAAATTTTTATATAGCTCTAACATTTCTTTACCTTATGTTGTGTGTTCCATGGAGGATTGAACTTCTTAATCAGAAGAGGTTCTTCCAAGTCCATAGTGGATATTGACATCTCGCCAAGTTCATTATTAATCAAAAGATTAAAACACTGACGAGCATAGAACTCTACTTTTTTGCCAGCCATTAGTGCTTCAAAAATCTTGGCAGATTTAGCCGAATCAGAGGTTTGGTCTTTCCGATTAATAGCAGTTCTATAATAATTTATACGTTTACGAAGATTTTTAGTCTTACCAATGTAAACTAGTTCATCATCAACTGCGATGGCATAAACTACATTCAACTTGTTTGCTATCAAAATTGGTTTGATGGTAAAATCTGGTTCTAACTCAAGTTGAACATATTTTATAAAAGAAAACTCGTTAGCAATATCATTCATAATAAAGAGGGGCCGAAGCCCCTTTCCTTATAAGTACTTTTTAAATCCAATTAGAACATCATCAGTGACATCATTGTCAATCTGAGCTACCAGATAAGAACTTATCTCAACTTCCTGAGGAGCAGATTGGACTGCATCAGAGTTAAGATATTCACGAATCCAAGGAATAGGATGTCGAGTTGGTGCATCAGTGATTGGGCACGGCAGCCCACAGCTACGCATGCGAGATACAGTCAGATAGTCAATGAAGTCATGAAGAATTTTAACGTTCAGTCCCGGAAGACCACCGTTGCGGAAAAGATGGATAGCCCAATCTTTTTCTTGGCGGTTAACTTCCATGAAGATTTTAATTGCTTCTTGTTCACACTCTTTAGCAATCTCAACCCATTCTTCGCCATCAGTGCCAGTTTGAAGTTGACGCAGAATGTACTGCGTGCCCTTCAGATGAAGTTGTTCATCACGAGCAATGAACTTCATGATTTTAGCGTTACCTTCCATGATTTCCATATTTTTATGGAAGTTGAAGGTACATGCAAAACTAACATAGAAACGAATAGCTTCTAGTGCGTTAATAACATGTAAGCAAAGATAAAGAGATTTCATTAAATCACGTTTAGCTTCTTTAATTTCGATATTATCTTGATTAAAGCAGCGATTTTTGGCATTTTCCCATGCGCGAGTCTTCGCTATAACATCATCATAGTAAACACCAATTGACTCAGCGCGTTTCATGATTGCTTCGTCAAGAACGATTTCATCAAAGATTTTAGCTGGGTCTACATACAGGTTACGCATGATATGCGTGTATGAACGACTGTGAATAGTTTCGCTGAATGTCCAAGTCTGATTCCAAGTATCTAGGCTTGGGTCAGAAATAAGTGCAGATAAAACTGCTGCTGGAGCTCGTCCTTGAATTGAATCAAGAAGAGATTGGTACTTCAAGTTATCAGTGAAGATATTGCGCTGATGTTCTGGGAGTTTTTCAAACTGACCACGGTCCATCATAACGTTAACTTCTTCAGGACGCCAAAAGAAGCTCAATTGCTTCTCAATGAGTTCCTCGAATACTTTATGACGCTGAATATCATAGCGTGCAATTCCTAGACCAGAACCAAAGAACATTGGTTCGGTCATGATATCTACTTGCTTGGTATTAAAAACTGTACTCATTCTATTTCCTATTCTGTGGTGTTAACCATCCGTGGTCTAATTATAATTCCCTTTTATTAAAGCTTACAGGCCGCGCAGTCAGCAGAGTCTTGAATCATATCATCGTTACCGGAACCATCACGGGTGTTATGATAGTAAAGAGTCTTACCACCAAAGTACCAGAAATAAAGCAAGTCGTCCATCATTACCGACATTTCAACTTTTCCTTTAGGGAAATTCGCCGGGTCGTAATAAGTATTAGCAGAGATGCTTTGGTCTACAAATTTCTGCATAATCAGAACCTGGTTCAGATAAGGCTTATTACCCTGTTTCGCGAGCTGCCAGGCATAATCATAAAGGGAAGCATTGTGTTCAACATTTGGAACGACTTGGTTGAAGCTTCCTTCTTTTGATTCTTTAACTGACACTGGTCCACGTGGTGGTTCAATACCGTTGGTAGAGTTTGATACCTGGCTAGACGATTCGCATGGCATAAGCGCAGATAACGTTGAATTTCGGATACCGTATCGCTTGAGGTCTTCTCGCAGGAGTTCCCAGTCACAGACATATTTTGGAGCTGCGAGTTGGTCAATTCTTTCGTTGTACCAGTCAATAGGCAGTTCACCACGTCCGTATCGTGTTTCTTTGTAAAGCGTGCACGGACCTTTTTCGCTAGCAAGTTTAACAGAGGCTTTGATGAGTGCATATTGAATACGTTCCATCATTTCGTGAGTAATATCATTAGCATCTGCGTATGAAGCAAAGTTGCTTGCTAACCAAGCTGCATAGTTAGTAATGCCAACACCTAGTGCTCGACGGTCTTTAGCTTTTAACGCTTTGTCTACTGGATAGTCTTGGTAATCCAAAAGGTTATCCAAAGCCCTTACCATTACTTCTGCGATTTCGTTAACTTCTTCTTGGTCTTGCCAGTTGAAGTTGTCGAGCACGAATGCTGCGAGTGTGCAGAGCGCGATTTCGCCATCTTCTTGGCCAACATCCGAAGTTGGTAACGCAATTTCGAGGCAGAGGTTTGATTGCTTAACCGTAGCCACATCACGAATAAAAGGACCATATTCACCAACATTATCTACCATGTATGGATAAATTCGAGCAGTACCAGCGCGTTCAGTAAGGAACAACTCAAACAGTTCACGGGCTTTAATACGTTTCTTTCTTATATCTGGGTTCTTTTCCAGTTCTTCATATAATGTACGGAACGCTTGAGCATCACGGAAGTATTCTGTGTACAAAGTACCAAGACACACATCGGGACTAAACAGAGTGATGTAATCATTCTTAATCAAACGTTCAATCATCAGGTTATTAATCTGAACACCATAATCTAAATGACGAATACGGTTTTCATCTACACCTTTGTTGTTCTTAAGTACGAGGAGGTTTTCAACTTCCAAGTGCCAGATTGGATAGTACAGTGTCGCCGCGCCACCACGGACTCCACCTTGGGAGCAGGATTTAACTGCTGTTTGGAAGTGTTTCCAGAAAGGAATAACTCCAGTATGTTTGACTTCACCGAATCCAATTTTTGAACCTTCTGCACGAATCATGCCTGCATTAATACCAATACCTGCACGCTTACTGATGTATTTTGTAATTGACGCAGCAGCTTCATTAATTGAATTAAGACTGTCACCACCTTCAATAACCACACATGAACTAAACTGGCGTGTCGGAGTACGAACACCAGACATAATTGGAGTTGGCAATGAAATCTTTTTAGTAGAAACTGCATCATAGAAACGAATAACGTTTGCTAAACGGTTTTCGCCATCATCTTGGTGCAAGCACATGCCGATCAACATAAAGGCAAACTGCGGTGTTTCATACAATTCACCAGTGTGACGGTCTTTTACGAGATACTTCTCGATAAGCTGCATTGTTCCTGCGTAAGTCATAGTGAAATCACGCTCATGCTTAATATAAGAATCAAGCAAAGCAATTTCTTCTGCTGACCATTTGCTCAGGATTTCTTTATCATACTTATTTGCGTTAACACAACGAGAAATGTGGTCAATAAATGCAGGTGGTTCAAACTGGCCATAAACACGCTTACGGATTTCAAACATAGCTGCATTAGAAGCCACATATTGGTAATCCGGTTCATCAATAGAAATGCTATTCGCCGCTACCTTAACGATAGTCTTTTGGATATCTGCAGTGCTCATGCCATCACGTAGATGGGATTTAATAATTTCATATAACTCGTATGGGTCTACTTTTGTTCCTTCGCATGCCCATTCGAGGACTTTAATGATTTTCTGCATGTCAAATTCTTGACTAACACCTGAGCTCTTAATTACTTGCATAAGTCCTCTAATTCAAATGTATCTTTAAAAAGTTTATTCACTACAAGAGCTATTATATCACCATGGCAAGGAAGCGGTTTGCAGGTGCATCCTAATCTCATTCCTCTTAAAGTTTCTAAGTGCTCTCGCTTTATTTCTCCGTTCCGAATCTTAGCAATAAAATCGTCCTTAAACGCAGCAATAGCATCAGGACGATTATCGCAATCTTTACCGACGTAATTTCCCCACATTGTTCCGCGTTGGATATTTACATCGAAGTCGGAATGGTATTTATTAACCACCCGACATATCTTCATGTTATATCAACTTCAAACCAACAGATTAATTGTGTTTTGCCTATAGACCATTCATATGATTTAACAATAGACAGAACCCTTTGTTCGGTCCCGTCAAAAACTATCTTGTCATTAACTTCAGGCAAATCACTAGAGAATGCATCACACATCTCGCCTAATATTGTTTTAGACTGATGTCCTTTACGAACAAATCGAATATTCATATCGCCATCTTTCCTTTAATTGTTGGGTGAGATTCATATCCTTTAAGAACAAAGTCAGATGGTTTCATCATTCCTGTAACCCAAGCTAATTGTTCTTCTGTTGCTAATTCATGAAATTCTTTATCTTTTACTGGAGGCCAATAATTAATTTCAAGTTCACACAGCTCTTTTGGCTCTCGCCGCAAGATTTCTTTACACTGTTCAATATGGTTCAGATAAATGTGAGTGTTACCACCAGTGAATACCAAATGCCCAGGTTTAAGATTGGTCATTTTAGCAATGATATGAACTAGTGCTGCATATGACGCAATATTGAAGGGTAGACCAAGGAATACATCTACAGAACGCTGATACCACTGGAGGTCCAAATATCCGTTACGAACGTTGAACTGATATAGCAGATGACATGGTGGTAATGCCATTTTGTCCAAATCAATCGGGTTCCAAGCAGTTACAATCTGACGGCGATCAGTTGGCAATTGCTTAATACGGTCAATGACTAGTTTTAGTTGGTCAACGCCCATGAAATCACGCCATTGCTTTCCGTACACGGGTCCTAGCTCACCACCGGAATACCCCATGTCTTTTGCCTGATTTTCGTAGTTGTCGTCCCAAACAGTTTTACCTTCTAGTAATGAACCGTGCTGAATAAGACGCAATTCATGGACATTAGTAGACCCTTGCAAGAACCAAATCAACTCTGCAATACACGCTTTCCACGCAAGACGCTTGGTAGTTACGGCAGGAAATCCTTTTTGTAAATCAAACCGTAGCTGGGTACCAAACTTCGCAATAGTGCCAGTACCGGTACGGTCATCCGTCTCATAGCCATTTTCAAAAATGTCTTTAATTAATTCTTGGTATTCACGCATTAAATTTTTCCTGAAGAGGAGTAAAGAAAAGCTGATCACCACGCTTTTCAAATCGTCCAATAATAGACACTACATCATCTTTGACCATCACATTGCCATGTGACATTCCGATGAACATCTTTTTATAATCACGTTCAATTTCAATAGGTATATTTCCATTTCGGTTATATACTGTAGTTGAACCGTTATAAGTGCTAAGACCATTATAACTAAAAACTAGAAGATGAATACCATGCTTAAATGGAAATCTTTTCCACTTCTTTTGAACTTTGTCTTCTGATAGCTGAGTGATATCATAGTTTGCGCTCATAGACCACCTCTGAAATGTTAGTCACTTCATCAATATGATACCAATGATTTTCAATAACTTTAAACCCAGAGTTTTCATAGGTCGGAGCTACCACAAATTCAATAGGTAGAGTGACATCAGAATTCACTCTATGACTTTTTCTGATGATTGTTTGTATAACCTTATCTGCATATGGATATGCCTTCTGGATGATTCCGGCACCGCCTATCACTGAATATTTTTCATTACGATTAAATATAATAGTCAGGTTATACGATGTATGAGCGGCAAGATGCTCACCACCTAAAAATTCCATAAATTCTTCTTCACTAACATACGCGTCAGCAAAAAATCCGTTTTTAGCAGTTGCCAGGTCTCGATTCATATCCTGGATAACGATTGTCTTACGACCAGGAAGAGGTTCAGGAAAACTCATGAAAGTCTTTGCTCCGCAAATCAAGATAGTATCTCGAGTACGATTAGCAAAGTTTTTCATATCCTGGGAAATATGTTTCCAAGGAAGACCATCGCCTAAACCAAAAGCATTTTCGTTTTTGCCGTCTACGGTTTTTGTAGGAGCAAATGCATAAACTATTTGAATCATTTAAACCTCAGCAAAATTCAACTCGTTCAACACTGCCGTCTTCCCACTTCTGTTGAAGCTCTTGAAGGCGTTTGATAGCGCTATCGATATTGGACATGGCACAAATAGTTACCCATTCGCGCCCGTCCCACCAAATCAAATCATCGTAATCATCTACTGCAAAATTTTCCATTATCCTTGCCTCATTCCGCATTTAAAACAACGGCCACCTAATTGCCATAGGCCACCACCACAGTACTTACACTCCCAGTCGGTTAAAATCCGCATGACTTGTACCCACTTGCTTTAACCATATTCTGAAGAGTTTTAAACCCTTCTTTTATGGCTTCTGAAATTTCCTCAAATACTTCCTTTTTCAGAATATACAACGAACCTGCTTGTTCACCAGAAATAGCTGAAATCACAACTTGGTCATTAATTAAAAATTCGCCATACGCTGAATCAATTTTACCTGAAACCTGATTGCATCGCGAATGAGGGTCAAATACGAGCTCAATATGAGTTACTCCAGGAATTTCATCAAACTGGCAGCGAATATTAACGCGAGGATATCCCGTTACACTAAATTTAGACATATAAAAATAATCCTAATATAATGCCGCTAGTAAAAGCGGCAGTAACAGAAATTAACAAAACTACTAATTCAGCCTCAATCATTTCTTGGCCTTAGCAAGTTTAAATGCTTTTTTGAATTCTTCAACATCTTCAACAGGAATCCAGAAGCCTGAGCCATACCCATCTTCATAGCATGGGCAGTTATCACAGTAATCATTCCAATAGACAGTTTCACCACCCATAGTGAATGGAGCTTCCATTTGGCACAGTACTTCTTCAACACGCTCTAATTCTTCTGGGTTTTTATCGCAAATGCAGAAATTCCATTTACCACGATATTCAGAACCAAGTTTGATGCTTTGACGTTGAAGTTTCATTTTTATTCTCCAGTAGATTATGGAGCTATACTATCACAAGCATAGCTCCTTGTAAACTACTTTTTGAAAACTTTTTTGATCAAGTCAATCATTTCTTCTGCATTTTCTGGGGTAACGATCAAGTCCAAACGAGTAGGACCAGGTTGGATTGCACTACCATTTTCATATACTGGTTCGAAGTATTTGAATTCATAATCAGATATTTCAAAGTATGCATCTCCAAATCCTTCAGCGTCAGCAGTTGTTCCATCTTTAAATTTTACTTCTGTGATGAAACTATTATCTTCGTCGAGCATTTTAGTAGGAAAGAACGAACCACCATGCTCTTCAATCATCAAGCGCATCCGGCGATTTCCGCTAGATGAAAGGTCCCACTCGGCAGCAAGGCTTGGGATAATGCGATATTCTGTGTTCAGTTTCATAATTTACCCACTGAAAGTAGTTAATGTATCTTCACGGCATTCATCATCCATGCCAGGGAAATATTCTTGTTCAAGCCATAACCATAGGGTAGGAGTATCACCTTCTATCGTGATTTCGTTTCCTCCCCATGGAGCAGATTTGTTACTAACTTCAATCAAACCGTATTTTTCAATGGTTTCAATGAAGTGTTCATAATCATATATTTCTACAGTAACTTGTGCCATTATCATTTCCTCAAAGTGGGGCCGAAGCCCCGAAGGTAATTACTCTTTCCAGTCTTCCATCATCAAATCAATATCTTCCCACTCGTTTGCTTCTAACCAAGCACGAACCGCTTCTTTAGAACCACGGAGGTCAATATTTGGCCAACCGCCACCAGGGCCTTCTTTAATAACTAAATCAAAATCAATACCATGGTCAGTGTCATAAAAACGTGAACCATCTTCAAAAATCAAATCAGTACAAAATCCTGATTTATTGATGTAAGGTTCTGCCACGATATCAATGTTTAATTTACCCATGATGTTTTCCTCTACTCGTTTTGTTTCGATGTAGATATAGTATCACTCATCAACTGGCTTGTAAACAATTTTGTGAAAATATTTTTTTGGAGGGATAAAGAAAAAGGGACCCGAAGGTCCCTTTATATTAGAGGTCGTTCAGAATATCATTCAGATCGTCATCGCCAACACTGTCACCAGCATCGCCCATGATATCGTCTGCGGAACGAGAAGAGGTCGGTTTGGATTCAAAATCAGACAGGTCTTTGTCAAAGGAATCCAGGTCATCACCAATTTTATCGGCTTGAGCTGCTGCTTTTGCCGCGGCACCACCAAGAGCTGCTGTACCCATAATCTGTTTAAATTTGGCTTCGTTAACTTCAAACGATTTAAACTGAGATGGAGCCACAATTTCGCTGAGGTCAGCCATATTTTCGGTCAGGAATTTCTGAGTTTCTTCATCATTGATGTTTGCAATCTCGGACTGACCAAGGAATTTACATTCATCATAGTTCTGGAAACCACCGACTTTCTTAACTTTCATGACGAAGTTTGCACCTTCATACACACAAGTTACATCAACCGGAGTTTCACCCATATCAACATCGACTTCAACCATCGCGTTGATTTTGTCCATAATTTTCTGACCGAAACGGAATTTGAATACTTTACCTTCGTTTTCTGGGTTAGCCGGGTCTTTAATAACCAGGATGTTAGACCAGAAAGAAGTTTTACGTTTCAGAAGCTTATATTCAGCTGGGTTGCTGTTATAAGAATCGTTTTTACTCAGATGAGCACAAACCGGGCAAGAATCAAAATCACCGTGAGTAGAAGTACAATTTTCAATGTACCATTTACCGCCGTGTTTGAAACCGTGATTGATCAGTTTTACAAACGGCAGAGAGTTTTCATCTTTACCAGGCAGGAAGCGAATTACTGCTTGACCATTACCAGCATTATCGGTCTTCAGTTTCCATTCGTTTTTATCTTCATTAGAGAAAGAAGAACCACCTTTCAGACCAGCCAGTTGTTGTTGAAGTTGAGCAGGATTTTTACGCTTAAACATATGATTTACCTTTTTAATTTTAACAGTTGTTGTTGCAACATGGGTCCTTGCAACTGGACGATAGATTAATTATATACTAATTTCTTTACAAGATTTGATTATGCTAATAAAGAGTTTCTTAGCTTCAGCACCGTCAACGTTTAAAAGTTTTTTATAAGCTTTTAATTTAGTGGAGTAATTACTCCAAACTAAGTTATCCGTTGCAGTATCATGTGTATTTATTATATCTAAAAACGAGTCAAGCATGATGAATGTCTCGAAAGATATAACATTTGACTGAAGAAGTTTGAACACATAAGATGTTCCGACTTTCTCATTATATTCAAAAATATCATGAAGCTTATCTACATTAACTTTCTTGGCAAAATAGTAAATATTCTTTACATCTTCTGAGAACGTTGTTTTGATTTGCTTCAACTTACCGATGTATTCACGATAGAATATCAACGCGTCAGCGTCACTGATATCACCAATCCAAGCGTCTTGATTAGCTACAAGATTGCTCATGAATATCAGAGTCAATTCCTTTAGCGTATACTTCTCGGCAAGTTTCTCAAAGAAGTATTTGTCTCTGCGCTTTTGATAAGCTTTATCAGAGACACGCATGACCCAATTATACTTAACAACATCATATCGACCAGCGAAGTGTTGTTTGAGCATTAAATATAAAAGATAAACGCTCTTACCGTTAACGTATCTATTATTGTTTTGGGGCATGCGTAGACGAATCATAATAAAAAATCCAGACTATTCGTTTTATGTGTTTGACTAAATGATGGTCGAAGCATATTTTCTTCTAATGCTTCTGACATAATTTTTTCTATGATTGCAGGTGGAATATATCTACTGAAGTTTCCCTCAGGAATAGAATTTTCTTCTAGCCATTGTGTCGTTGCCTCGAGATACCCCATTCCAAGTTCTGTTACCATAGATTCAATAGCGAATCCATTAGCTTGCTTATCTAGCAGCTGGTTAATGGATTCGGAGGGGGACACATCCCCCTCGTCTTTAAGCGAAAATAGAGTCATAAGCTTCTACCACTTCGTCCTTTTCAGTTTCGTAACGATCGCGTGTACCTTTATGGAACAGGGCAAGCAGTTGATTAAATAATTTGCCTTCTACACCAAGCTCTTTCTTGGCACGGTCTTTAATGTCTTTGTTAAGCTCAAGATAGCTTTCTGCTTTTAGCTTATTACCTGAGGCTTCCTTAATCATATCTCGCAGAGCCTGTCCGTGTACTGCTTCATCAAATACTACTTGCTCTTTTTCTTTCTTAGCCATTATATTCACCTTAAAAGTTGTTTATTTCTTTCATTAATTTAGACAGACCGGATTTAACAAAGTAGCTATAAATTTTACCACGACCCGGTAGTTGATAGTTATTATAACAATCTAAAATGTTAGCAACAATGTCTTCACGGATGTAATCAAAATCGATTAACACACGGTTTTCCAAGAAACGCTTATACTGTTCTTCAGTAAGCAAATCTTTAATGTTTTCGCCAGCATCAAGACATTCTTCAACAAATGTCATTTTCGTTGAAGGAGTACGCTCACCATCAACATGAGTGTACCAAAAGTCTGAACGAACTTTAATAGAAGCGACGTTATCTTTCTTGTCACCTTTAATAATTTTAACCATGCAATCTAAAGCAGGAGAGCCGGTTTTAGATTTCACTAATTTCTTCTGCATTGGTGACCATTGCTTAACATTAGGATACTTATGCAATTGAGTAAAGTCACCGTCAGAAGAAACAATCATAACAGGATGACCTTCGAGACTGAACTTTTTGGTCAGTACAGCAATACTATCATCGGCTTCAGCTTTATCAATGTCAATGACATAATAAGGCATATACTGCTTAAATTCATCAATTACAGTACGAAGACCTTCAAAGTAACCTTCCCAATCCCAATTGGATTCTTCGCGGGCTTTAGCACGGTTCTTTTTATAGTAATATGCTACATCCCGGCGCCAGTATCCATTGATTGCATTATCAACACAAATGACAATTTTTGTGTATCCATCTTTCTTCCACTTAAAAGCATTAAATTTTAAAGTAGAAAGAATAAGATGACGAACCATAGGAGTGGTTAGTTTATCGCCTTCTTTATACGTATGAAGAATTGTCGCCATTGCGATTTGCGACAAGTCAATCAGAATGACGCCTTCTTTTACTTGGTCTTCTTCGGCGAATAAGCAATTTAAATCAGACATTTGAACCTCGTTCAATTAGTTAGTACAGCCATTATAAATACTTCTATAATGAAGCATAACCCCATAGGAGACTCTATGAGCGATTTACTGAAACAACATTTCCGTGCAACAAACGGTTTGGATGCCGGCGGAAATAAAGTTATAAATGTGGCACTCGCTGACCGCAACGTTAAAACCGACGGCGTCTCCGTCGAGTACGTTATTCAAGAAAACACCATCCAAAAATATGATCCTACTCGTGGGTATCTCACTGACTTTGCTGTGACTTATGGACGTCGTATTTGGATTGCAAATAAAGATATTCCAAAACCCGCTGGAGCTTTCAATCAAGCCAACTGGACTTCATTGCGTGTTGACCCGAACTGGATTTATACCGTCCGTAAAGGCGAGTTTGAAGTCCAATCAGGGCAATTCATCAATGTTGACTCAAACGCTGCTGGTAACGCTACATTACTGCTTCCGTTAGCACCTGATGAAGGCGATACTATCGTTGTAAGGGATATCGGTGGACGCCCTGGGTATAACGGAATCTTAATTAAAGCACAAGATACTGGTGCGTCTATCGTATTTGGTGAATCGCGCCTGCGTGAGGTAAGACTTACACGTCCATATTCACAAATTATGCTTACGTTTAGTAATGGTGCATGGCGTGCAAGTTTAACCGATTTTGGCGATACTGCTAAAATGGTAGTTCCGAACGGGATTGTTCCAACCCAGGTACAGTCGGGTGATAACGTAGTTCGTCGTTATACTTCCAACTCAGAGATTTTTATTACTCTGCCGTTGTTCGCTAATTCAAACGATATCATCAATTTTACTGACCTTGACGGTACATCGCCAATTAACCATATGACTGTGCGTACGTTTGACCCAACTATCTCAATTGGGACTCCTGGACAAACAGAGGTTCAAGTACGTACTTCAGGTAATGGATTTTTGGTATATGACTCGATTGACAAAATCTGGCGTATTTTTGAAAATGATTTACGCACCCGAGTAAGAATAATTACTTCTGATGTTACTTTAATGCCTAATGAGCATATTTCTGTATTTGGCGCAGATAACAATACCGTTAAAACAATTAACGTTACTTTGCCTACAGACGTAGCTGTTGGGGATACTGTCACAATCGCGATGAATTATATGCGTAAAGGACAGACTGTAGTAATTAAAGCTTCTGACGGTGATACCATCGCAAGTAATTTGAATTTACTGCAATTTCCAAAACGCTCAGAGTATCCACCTGATGCAGCATGGGTGCAATCAAGCTCAATTACCTTTAACGGAACTACTTCGTATGTTCCTGTTCTTGAACTTGCATATATTGAAGATAAAGCATCCGGAAAAAGCTATTGGATTGTAACTGAATCTGACCCTACCGTAGAACGAGTTGATGCTAAAGACAACACAACTAGAGCACGATTAGGTGTTATTGCTCTTGCTACGCAGGCTCAAGCTAATGCGGAGTCAAATCCAGAAAAAGAATTAGCAATTACTCCAGAAACCTTAAACGGACGTCGTTCTACTGAAACCCAAACTGGTATAGCAAGAATTGCAACTTCCAGCGAAGTTAATCAGTCAACAACTGCTTCTTACTTGGATAATGTAATCGTTACTCCTAAAAAGCTTAACGAAAGGTCTGCTACTGAAACCCGTAGAGGTTTAGCAGAGATTGCGACCAATGCTAAAATGGATGCAGGTGAAGATGATTTTACGATTGTTACTCCTAAGAAGTTACTTTATCGTACTACATCAGATTCACGATTAGGTGTTATTCAATTAGTAAAAACCGGCGGTGCTCCCAACACAACTAACGATCGTTCTTCTGCCGGCACCGGTATATTCGATCATTCTGATTATAAAAATGCAGTTACTCCAAAAACTCTTCGTGAGTATAAAGCTACTGTAAACCAATCAGGAATAGTCTGGTTAGCAACTGATAGCGAAGTTAGAAACGGAACTCCGGCTTCTTCAAATATTCCTACAGTCGTTACACCAGAAGCTTTACATAAAAAAGTTGCTACTGACGGAGCAATTGGATTAATCCAAATAGCTACACAAACTGAAGTTAATGCTGGCGGTGTGACTAATAAAGCAGTTACACCTAAAACATTAAATGACCGTACAGCAACTAACGATCGTACTGGTATTGCTCGCTTCGCGACACCTGGTGCCCAGGGTGAATTTGAAGCTGGTACTTCAAGTACAGTAATGGTAAACCCTAAATTACTGTTCGATAAATTTGCTAATACCGATCGTATCCAAGTTAATACTAGTTCTGGCTTAACTATTACTGGGAACCTCTGGGACCATTATACCATCAACATACAGGAAGCAAGTACTTCTCAAAGAGGTACAACTACTCTTGCCACTGCTGCTGAGGTTAGAACTGGAACCGACGCCAAGAAAATAGTTACTGCTGCCACGTTGCACGCGAAAACAGCAACCGAAGGAGCTATCGGTCTTGCTCAGTATGCTACGCAGGCACAAGTTGATGCAGGCACATTAAGCGATAGAATTGTTCCTCCTGCTTACTTGAAACAAACTATTCAGGTAACAGAGTCATGGCAAGCTACAGACAGCGTTAGAGGGACCGTCAGGCTATCCACAGGCGATGGAACGTGGAAAGGTAATGATACCAATGGCTCAACTCTTCCGGATAACGGGTATGCCTCTAAGGGCGTCGCAGTGTCTCCGTATGAATTGAACCTCACGTTGAAACATTACTTACCTCGTCTTGGTAAAGCCTATGACACCGGAATGTTAGGTGGTCAAACCCCAGACAAATATGCTCGTCGCGATATAGCGCAGACTATTTCTGGAGCTTGGTCATTTAGTCAGGACACTTCATTTAGCAATAATATTTCTGTCCAGAATATTATATATGCTAATGGTGGCGAAGTTAAAATTTCTCCAACAGCTGATACTGGAAATGTGCATGTTCGTTTTCAAAATAGAGACGGAAGCGAGCGTGGTATAATTTATGCTGAGCCTCAAACAGCTTCAGCCGGAAACTTAAAAGTTCGCGTAAAAAACGGAACTGGAACTACTGCTACAAGTCAAACTTATGTATTTGGCGGTAACGGTACGTTAGAAGTTCCTAACGAAGTGTCAACTAAAACTCTGAGGTCTTCTGGAAATGCAATAGTTGGCGGAACTGTTATGGTTAAGGACGTTCAGATGCTTGCTGTCGAGGGATTGAATTCAATATTCGGTGCCCAATCACAGTCCGCATTTATTCGTTCCCGTGACGCTGATACGCAAATTTTTGCACAGGATTCAACTGGATCGTATCCAATTTTAACTACCAAAAACTACGCAAGATTAGCTGATGACCGTTATGTCAAGAAAGCTGGTGATACCATGACCGGCAATCTTAACATAAGCGGTTCTGCTATCGTTATCACAGGTTCTGAATCGTGGTATGTACCAACAAATGAAACTGTAATAAGACAAGGTTCTTGGACTGCTGAAATTAAAGACGCTACTAAATTAAAAGGTCTTCGTGGTTATATGGTTCCGATCAGAACACCGATTGACCCTGCTAATCCAAGCACATTAGTAGTGACTGGGTATGAAGAAAAAACTGCAGCTGGTGGTGTTTTAACTCAGGTTGGTGTAACTACAAACAATACTTATCAGCTTTGGACGCCTTATCCTCCAACAACCGAAACTGCTGATAAGCGTTTCGCGCATACTGTGTGGATGAGGATTTATAATCCAAACCTTAATAAGTTTGATGATTGGATGCGAGTGTTCACGTCTGCTACTCCTCCAACCGCAGCTGATATCGGAGCTCCAAGCTCAGTATCAACTCAGGTTAAAACCCTTGAAGTCCTGGAATGGATTAAGCTTGGTCCAGTTAAAATCTGGCCAGACCGTCCAAATCAAACTCTCAAATTTGAATGGGTAGGTGATTAATGGCTGAACCAATTTTAATGGCAGCCTTTGGTGAGGATTTCGTGGAAACACGAATCCTCTCTGAGGCAAACTCTGTGAAGTATTGGCTAAAAGCTTATGCTACACATTCTAATGCTGTTCCGAATAAGCCAGAATTGAATATTAACGGTGCATTTGATATGACCTCCTCCTTACGGAGGGGGATTAACGTTGTTCAAGTTAATGGTGGCAGTTTTATTAACTTTAAAACATTTGACGTTACCACTGATGATAACAACGCTAATAACAAAGCGTTTGTAGAATATGCAAATGGATTAACTTCGGGATTGTATATTATAATGACGCATGAACGATTTCAGTCTAGTCCGTTGATAGATAGATGGTTTAAAAACAAGTGGTCTGCTTCTTGGCCAGGTTCTGACTTTTCCAAATCATTTCCAAACTCTGCCTATGTTGGAGTGCTCGGAGCAGCAAAAGGACGTATATTAATTGAGTCATTTTACGGAAATGATGGCGTAGTCAAAGAAGATTCCAGAGCTAAAGTCGATACAGTGTATGATAACGTTGGCGATGTAGGATATACTGGATGTCCTTATCGTTCTATTGAAGATACCAATGAATACTCGGATTCTACTGGATATGAATATAAGCGATATCCAGTTCAAAATGAATCTATAAGCAAAATAGCTGATTATGGACTATCTCCTGGGGATTCGGTATTTTTAGTATGTGATATGTATGCATCTAAAAGCCTTCTTGATGCTGGTTCTACTACTAGAGCTAGCTTGCGGTGGTTCAAGGGTACATCTTTATTATCTTCAAACGTATCATTAGAAGTTCCAAAAAATGGAGCTGATAGATGGTTAAGATTTGAAAGATTTACCGCTGTTCCTACAGACGCTGATGGATTTACTATTGTGGTATCACGATATCCAAAAACGTCCGTAGTTGGTGATTCTAAAATCAAAAACCTTGTATTTGTTCAAACCGCACACAGCGAAAAACTTAACAGTGTTGTTCAAGAATTTGGCGTGAATGGCATAAGAATGAATAAAGGCGTTGAAGGAGGAACCACTATGATTATGGAACTTCCAAATTCAAAAGTCGATCCGAGTGGTGTTATTCCAGTTCAATCGTTCAGAGAAACATCAGACTAAGGAAGCCTTCGGGCTTCCTTTTTTCGTATAAATAGAAAATATATAAGAGGATAAACTATGGCCGATTTAAAAGCAGGTTCAACAGTTGGTGGAAATCCTATTTGGCACGCAGGTACTTTTCCTCTTGTGCCGGCAGGAAACTCCCTAACTTATAGAGGTAAAAAGGTTTATACTGAGATAGATAAACCTCAAGCAGATGATAACGACTTTGTGTCAAAAGCTCGTGGTGGCGAGTATGCTAAAAATGTTCATTTTGTAGAAGGCTTAAGCCTTAATGCTCGCGGCGGGTCAGCTGAGTTTATACCAGGTCCAGGAGATGGGGCTGATTATACCACAGTTAACGCAAAAATACAAACATGGTATGGATTAGGATTTGGGGCTTCATATGGTACTGAAGGTGTAACTATCGTCTTTAATCTACGCAATGGCGATATTAAAACTAAAGGTAACATTTCCGTTGCTTCGGGTAAATTTGTTATAGCAGGTCAAGCACCTACCGATAATGCTCACTTAACAAATAAGAAATATGTTGACGATAGAATAAATACTGTTAGCAACGTAGCTAACGCAGCAGTTAGAAAAGCCGGCGATACCATGACAGGTGTACTTAGAGCCGAAGCTGGCGTAGTTATAGTAAATGCAGCAACATCCGGTGAATATGCTCCTAGATTAGATCAGGTTATTTCACGCGGGGTAACAATAGATTTTGGCACATACTAAGAGGTAGCCATGGCCGATCAAAACTTAAAACAAATACAATTTAAAAGAACTAGCACAGAGAATAAAGCACCAGGTGCAGATATCGTAGCCCGGGGCGAAATCGCTTTGAATACACATGGGCGTACTCTTGCCATTTATACTAAAGATGAAAATGATGCCGTAGTACAGCTCGCCGGTAAAGGGGTTCCTTTCTTAGATACCTCCGGAACTCTTAGCGTTGATGGAACTACTACATTAAAAGACAACGTAACTATTTCTCCGAATAAAGCAATTAGTTTTGAAACTACTGATTTGAGCGGTGAAATAACTCGTCATATCGTTGGCAAATGTGCTACTAATGATGGCTGGTACATTGGTGCCGGCGGTACAAGCAACAGTGGTATTCTTGAAATCGGTACTATTGATGATGGCGCTGAAACTATTCAATTCGTACAACGCGGTGCAGGCAACGTTGAAGCCCGAAAATTGGTCTTGCTTGACGGCTCGGGTAATACCACTCTTCCTGGCGATTTAAGATTAACCACCAATAAAGCCGTTAAAATTAACAGCGGAAGCTCTCTTGTCCTTGAAATGGGTGTAGGCTCTAACGACGTCTATATTAAAAACCAAAGAGGCACGGGTGTTCTTCAATTAACTAATGACAGTAATTTAACGTTCAGAAATTCACAGGTGTATTACGCTATGAGCGGAAGAGGTCCTGGTAAATCCGGTACTCTTCTGACGAATGTAGAAAACAATCGTCAAGCCTGGCAATATACTATTTCTGCGTCAACTGCATCAACTGCTCGCTGGGTAAAAGTAGCTACAATAAAGCATCCAGGAATGGGTTCTTCGCAACTGGATTTAATGATTAGCGGTGGTATTGATTCTGGGCACGGTAGACATTACGTTGATTTTATCACGTTATCAGGACGAAATTTAACATCATGGAGCACCAACAGTTTAGATAACTGGGTTGAATGGCGCCGGGTTGGGTCTCCTTCTAAAACGAACGTTCCAGAGTATTACGTTGTTAAAAACGATTCTGCTACTGATGCGGATGCGTCATTTGATTTTTATGCTAAGATTCCTCGTTATGGCAATGGCCTTTATGTTACAGTGCTAAACACAGCTGGATACAACGGCCAAGATTCAGGTACAGTAATTATCTATGAAACCAATCAGGACACTGGTGATACTGGACCGTCCGGAAGTATTCTTGTTTCAATGAAACAGATTTTTGATAGTTTAGCAAAACCAGATTTCGGTGATACCACAGGTACTCTTCCGGTTAACCGTGGTGGTACAGGTGCTACTAATGTAGGAGATGCCCGAAACAACCTGGGCCTTAGAACTGCGGCTGTTCGCGATGTTGGTGAATCCAGCGGAAATGTGATGGAAGTTGGTGCCTTTGGTGTCGGTGGTAACGGAAAATCACTGGTAAATATTACGTCTGACGTTGATTTAATGACTCGCCTTAAGGCTCTTGGTGGTACAGTATTCAGAGCCAACACAGCAAGTGGTTATACAGGGGCTCCTTATTACTCCCATGGCACCGGATTTTACGGAAGAGCTTCTGACACAATGGCTGCGCTTAATATAGATTATGCAACTGGTAACGTCAGAGTATTTGCTATAAACGATAGCGGTTTAGCAAGTGGAAGAGTAAATTCTAATGTTCTCTACGGCACAGCAAATAAGCCATCTAAGGATGACGTCGGACTTGGTAATCTGACAAACGATACCCAAGTCAAGAAAGCCGGCGACACCATGACTGGTGATTTAACTGCTCCTAACTTCCACGCTTCTGGGCCTGGAACTGCATCTTTTTACGTTAATGCTGGGACCGGAAACGCTCATGTATGGTTCAGAACAGATGCTAACGAACGCGGTGTAATCTGGGCGACGCCTAATACTGCTGACTTAGGACAAATTAATATCCGTGCAAAAACTACTGGAGGCACTTCTGCTGGTGATTTTAGCTTCCGTTCTGATGGCCGCCTTGATGTTCCTGTAGCAGTTAAAGTTGGTGGAGCAGCAATGCTAACCAAAGACGGGAATATTACCTCTGGTTCGATGTTTGGTGGTAACCTTAACAACTATTTGACTTCTATTAAAAATGATATCGTTGCTGGCGATAATAAGCAAGTAAGCAAGACTGGTGATACCATGACCGGTAACTTGACTATTAACGCTAACTTAAAAGTTGAAAATCCTAATGGAACGTTTGTTGATTTAGGTTCAGAGAACTCTGATAAGTATAGCAGATTAACCCTTGCTCGTAAAGTTGGTGATGGCGCTGCTGTAGCAATGCTTAAAATTACCCCTGAAGGATACGTGCAATTTGGTTATCAAACTGCAGTTGCTACTCCATCTCCTACTAAGTACATCCGAGTTAAACCTGATGGTCTTGATGTAGAAGGGGATTTAGTTTTTAATCAGACCTATCGCGGCACTGAAGAGGCAGTGGATATTTCTGATAAGACCATTGACCTTAATAGTCTTGTCATTAAAAGAACCGACCCAGGTACTCGTCAGTTATATAAATGTGTATCATCTGGTGGCGGAAACAACATATCGAACAAACCTACCTCTGATGGCAACTTTGTTCTTGAAGTTCTGTCTTTACGCAAGGTTTCTGATACCGATTGGTCATGTAAGCAGACCTTTACTACAAAGAACGGTAATGTTGAAGGCGTATATGTTCGATACGGACAAAATGGTTCATGGTCTGCATGGAAAGAGGTTGTTGCTGGTGTTCAACCGATCAATTTAGGCGGTACTGGAGCAACATCTGTAGCTGCTGCCCGTAATAACCTTGGTGTTGGTGAAGGACAAACAGTATCATTCGGTAATTTAGTTACCAATGATTTAACCGCAAACGGAAACGCTAGATTAGTTGGAAGACTGAACCTTGGTTCTACTTCTGCGACTGGCGTATTACGAGCTAATGAAACCGGTGCGGTTGTCTTGGGTTCTGCTAGTGGTCAAAACATCCACATCAGAGCAGGAAGCCCAGATACTTCTTCTGGTGAAACCCGCTTTGAGCCAAACGGAAATGTTGTGGTTGGTGGTGCTATTACGGCTTCCGGAAGCCTGCAAGTAAATGGCGAAGCCGCGATGAGCAGAAGCTTGATCGTTTCTCAAAACATAAAGAATACTAACGATAACAGTTTTATTCTGATGGGAAAAGATTCGGATTTAGGTTTCGTTAAAAAATCTAACTCAGGCGCTAAACTGGTATTTGCTTCAGGAAAATCGTTTACTGTCGCTAAATCGTCAGCAACTACCATAGCTAACCCAGCGACGGAAACTTATACTGATGTGTTTAAAATTGATGCTGATGGAAACCAAACCGTTTACGGAAATGCCCAAGTTAACAGACAATTAACTGTTTCTAGTTCAGCAACTGTTAACGGTATTATTAATGCAAACGGCGGTATTATTGTTCCTACTACCAAGTATGTTCAAATTGCCGATGCTCCTACGCAGAATAACCAAGCCACCAACAAGAAATATGTTGATGACAAGGTTGCTTCTGCTATTAGTAATGCTGGCGACACGTATCTTCCGTTAGCGGGTGGTACTGTAACTGGTACGTTAATAGTTACAGGTAATCAACTGAAAACTACTTCTCTGTGGACTACCGGAGACGCTGCTGTTAATGGAGTTTTAACTGTTGATGGAAAGGCTAGATTTAATCAAGAGTTCAGTGTATCCACTTCAGTTAACGTCCAGAATGACGGTAACAGCCATGTGTTCTTCCGTAAAGCAAACGGCACAGAAAAAGGACTTATTTGGGCTGATGATCCTGGCAACGTTAGTATAAGAACAGCTGGCGCTTCTGGTCCGGTATGGAATTTCTGGAACAGTGGTTCTTGTCAATTCCCAGGAGCCATTTCTAACTATAACGGAATTAGCAGCACTACTAATTATCCTGCAGGACAACCTAATGGTACATATAACAATACCTCAGGATTAGTATCTAGATTTAGTAATGGTGCTTATGCTTCGTTATATTTCCAAGAATATGTAGGAAACTACCACCAGGCTATTCTTAATGTTAATGGATTCGGTCGAGATGACAATTTCTATTTCAGGGCTGGCGGCGACTTCTTCTGTACTCGCAACGGGTCATTCGATAACGTAGAGATTCGTTCTGACCGTAGAGCTAAATCTGATATTAAAGTTATTGAAAACGCTTTGGAAAAAGTAGAGACCTTAAGCGGTAATACTTACGAGCTTCATAATACTTCTGGCGGTACTACTCGTTCTGCTGGGTTGATTGCTCAAGAAGTTCAAGAAGTTCTTCCTGAAGCAGTTACTCAGGATAATGAAGAAGATGGCGGTATGCTTCGTCTGAATTATAACTCAGTAATTGCTCTTCTTGTTGAATCAGTGAAAGAACTTTCAGCTGAGGTCAAAGGTCTTAAAGCCGAAATTGAAGAACTTAAATCTAAATAATGCATGGGGCTTCGGCCCCATCTTTGAGGAGATATCATGGCAGTAACAGGACCGTGGGTTGGCAGCTCAGCAAAAGCAACCACCGGCGAATCATGGATGGCTCAAGCTGGAGCAAAATTAAGGCTGGGAACACCTTTTTGGATGTCCAACATGATTGGAAGAAACGTCTGGAATGCTAGTATAACTATTTCAGGTAACAACCCTGCGACAGGACCTAAGGTTCGTGGCGCTTGGAAAGATAAGAACAGTGCTTCATGGAACGTATTGCTCGATGCGCGTGGGTCTTTATCAGGAATTTGGGAAACTGGGTTTAATTTAGTTGCATTTGGATTATCAGAGCCAAGCAAAACGTCCGGTTATAATGACGCAATTGTTCTAGAAGGCAGTGGAAACTTTAACGTTAACTGGCGAGTTGATACTGAAGACGGTAATCAATTCCATTTTAATAGCTCCCGAGATTACCGAGGAAGACGCTGTTATAGCTGTACAGACAACAATGCTTTTTGGAACTGGCTTTATGCTAATGATGGACGAACATTCCAGCTGTCGTTTACTGCATACTAAACCCAGTAAGGAGAGCAATAAATAGCTTCTGTAAGGAGAGCAATATGGCAAGCAAACAATCAATACCGTTTTTTGATGTGTTTCTTGGGTTGCTCGAGCTATTATTCAAAGATGGAGCCACGGGAAGAGTTCTCTTTTCCCGTGTTTTTGTTGTCGTACTTTTAGCATTGTTGGCATTTGCTGGTTATAAGTCAGATAGTCTTATTACTGCTTACGTCGATAGTACTTATGATAAGTATGATAAACTGGTTCAAAAGGATAGAGATTCCCGATTTGATAATACAGCACTCGAACAACTCCAGATAGTACATATCTCAAGTGGTGCAGACTTTTCTGCGGTCTTTACGTTCAGACCTAAAAACTTGAACTACTTCGTAGACTTAATTGCTTATGAGGGGACTTTACCTAGCACGGTAGATTCTAAAAACTTGGGAGGATATCCAATCGACAAAACAACTGCTGAATATAGCACGCATTTATCGGGTAGATATTTTTGGACGGATAAGGAATTTGTTTTCTTACCAACAAAAAGAAAACCGCCTGAAATATCGTATATGTTTAGCTGTCCATATTTCAATTTAGACAATGTTTATGCTGGGACTGTTGAAATGTACTGGTACAATTCCAAACCTGCATTATCTAACGAAAGACTAACATCGATATGTGGTCAGGCGGTTAGAGCTCTCGGAAGAGCTAAGTGATTACTTATTACTATGCATAGCCATTGTTCGATAGATAGACTCAAATCCCTCGTTGTATTCTTCAACGAGAATTCTCTTCTCTTCGTCAGTTAACTCAGAAACCATTTTACGAAAGTTGCTCTGATTTAACTGACGCCCCTGCTCATTCTTGATTCCAATTTCATTCAAGAACGCAATAAATTCATCTCGCTTCTCCATGATATGTTCAGCATTGAACTTAGTCAGAATAGAAGCAACGGTAACAATTTCTTGGACAATTTCAAACTTAGTCATTATTTTTCCTACAACATAATGGATTATGTGATTATAGTATCATCTTGATACCGCGTTGTAAACCAGTTTATGCCAATTCCCAACGAGAATTCAAATCTTCCTTGGTAGTGATATACTCAGCACCAGAGGACATCCAGAGCCCGTAGCGACCATCTTTTACTCTAGCCGTTAAATACCATTCCTTTCCAATTGGACGAACCCTACGATTCATCCAGTGACATACGTCAATTGCCTCTTGAAAAGACAAGTCAATCAGACTTCCAAGCGCGATTTTATTCATTAACGCTTCAAGATATCTTTGTGATTCAACGACAGATTCTAAGTTATGACTCATGCTAAAACCACCTCTCCGCGATTACCTAAAATGCTTTCGATATACTCAACTCCACTTATAATGTCACCTCTATCCTTTGCTTTAATAGTAATAATTCCATACGCATAAAAGTCGGCTGACAAACTGAATGGCTTAGAAGTGTCCTGGTTAAACGTAAACATTACTGCTTGCTCTAAATGTTTTACTTCTAAGTCATTAGCCCAAGAGTTAAGAACTTTAAGCCTAACTTGTAAGGTGTATTCTACTTTAATTGCTGAAAGCAATTCAACGCGTTTATGATATGCCTTGGCTTCATCTTCTCTGCGTAAAGCTTCAGTATTCATAGATAATCTCCAATATCATAAGCATCAACACATTTCTGAAATTGTTCAATAACTTCTTCAGGTTCAACATTAGCGATAATAGCTACAGTAAAGGTGCCATTATTCCAATCATGTACCATCCAGTCCCCATATCCGGCATTCTGAAGGTCTTCCATTAGTTCAGAATGGATATCTGCTACTAATCCAGAATGGTCCCCTAATTTCTTGTGGAGGGCTTCTAAGTCATCACAAATAATAGTTAAAGTAGTACATTTGGAATTATTCAGAATGCGCATTGTCTTTACCTTTGTGTTTTTGCTTACGTTTTGATTCTTTGGCAGCGCGCTTTTTATCTTTATGCGCGCCTCCTTTGTTAAAGTCATTCTTCGCTACTGGGTTGTACATGTGCAATTACCTCATTTAAGCAGTTGCGTGTAATATCAAAACGCTTAGCAATACCACATTCTTGGATATGTGCTTTTAAATCTCTGGCATGCACATATCCCAATTCCAAGATAAACCGTTTAATTTGAGCCTTTTCTGAACGATTTAAGCTATTGAAGTAATCTGCCTTGGCGCTTATTGTTCTCACACTTTATCTTCCTTACATTCAAGTTCCTTGATGTAATAGTCAATATCTTTAATCATTTCTTCCGTCATTATTTTGTACATTTCAGCAAGAAATGGTTTAGCACCGCCATTAAATGGATGGCTAAACGGGCAGATGTATTCTTTATCCATGAGAGTTTTCATGAATTTGCTGTCTGCCATTTTAAACCCGGCTTCATTGGTATATGTACCCCAATTATCGTCCATCATTTCTAATGAGCGCTGAAGCGATTTACGTTGAATTTTTAAAAGTATAATGTTATTCTTTAATGTACTAATCATTAGTATAAATCCTCTGAGAATAATTCATTGGCTGGTCCTGATTTAGGACGAACTGTATTAACTTGGCCTGCATGTGTAGCGATGATTAATGCTTCTTCACGTGTGAAGTACTCGCCCCACTGGTCAACAAATCCTTGATTGTCTCCATGGACATGGTCAGAAACCAATTTGTCACGGAACATATCTAGAACGTTCGCCATATCAACAGAATAATGACGAGTGCCTGGAACCACAATTGTTCCACCGGATTTCAATTCAAAACGATTTGCTGCACAAACTATACGACGTTGAAGTAATCGTCCATCCCACCAATCAGCTACTTTAAAGCAGATTTCTGGAATTTCGCTATTTACATTACACATTTGACCAACTTCTCGTTAAAGGTTTTAATAACTTCACGGCCATGGTCTGCACCTTTCTTACAGTCTGCAATTGTCCATGCTTCACCATTTTGGTATTTGTGAAGAGCCCGGGTATTAATATCTTTCACAAGATTCATAATCAAATCATTAATTTCTTGTTCAGTCATTTAAAGAATCCTTTAATTTTCTGCCACAAACTTTTCTTTTCACGAATACCAATTTGACGAATAACAGGTTCACCCTGCATTTTCTCTAACCATTCCATTGAGTTAACAGCTTCCGCCATTGGAACAAATTTAGCTAGTGCCTTTTGGTAATTATCTACATCCATGATATGCTTGCCATCTGCATCGTAACATGCGTAGCATTTGTGCATCTTTTTATCAATATACCCGATGAAGTGTCCTCGGAACCATACATCCCAGCAGTCAGTTGGCATATTCAGATTAAGGTCAACCTTTTCTACACAACGCTGAAGTTCATTCAATACTTTAAACTTGTTCATTACAGTTCCTTAATAGAGCGGATGATGGTTTCAATGTTTTCAGCAGTACGGGCGATATCTAAGTAAGTATTGCCTGTTGCAGCTACACGGCAAGACATTCCAAGGTCAGTGAAGTGTTTCTGATGCTCTTCAGAAATCTTGTAACCGAAGATGCGGAAAGTACCTTTGTTGTTAACTTCAAGACTACGAATACCGAAGGTACGTTTTTCCAGAACTGCGATATAGTTACTACGGTAAACAGTCAGTTCTTTCAAAGGCAAGATATCTTCCATCTCACCGAGAAGTTTCATCATCAGGTCTTTGTGCTCATTCATATCTTCAGTCAGAGGACGAGCTTTACGAGTATTGCGTTTCTTCAAAAGTTCAGGCTTGTTCTCTTCTGCATAGATAACTGCCGCTTTAGAGATGATGTCCTGTGCTTCACCAGTGATGATTAAACCGTCACCAGATTTCTCGATGAGACCTTTCTTAATCAGAACGCCGATGTTTGAGTTAACAGAACTTGCGTTCATGGTTTCTTCAAGGATTTCACGCAGTTCAGAAGAAGTGATGAAATCCTTTTTAGCTACCTGAACCAGGATAGCAGCAGTTTTTTCGTTCAGAGCATCTTCGGAAGCTTTGATGATGTAAGTTACTTTAGACATTGTGATTCTCCATGATGTTTTATTCAATTTGTTTGGTATAAGACTATAATATCATCTGCTAACCAGCTTGTAAACAACTTTGTGAAAATAATTTGGGGCATTCTAAGGAGGGATTTTGGAGGGATATAGATTTATATGGAAGGACCTGGAGATGACCTCCAGGTTCCCTAGATTAACTGAGGAGCAATAAAACTAGACCAAATACAGCAATTACAGAACCTATAATTAAATAAAATTCTATCATAGTTCTTCCAGGTCTTTCAGATACTCGGCTTCAGGCGTTGTCTTTTCCCAGTACTTAACCTCTTGTGCTAGGCGTTTTGCTTCCTGAGCAAGTTTCTTGGCTTCATCATCAGTGATGTGATAGATGTTCATTGAAACGAGCTTTTCAGAATGGTCTTTGAATAGTTCATTCTGTTCAATTTCTTTAGTCAGTTGCTTGCGAGTTTTACCTTGGATAACGATGTTACCTGCGATAACCTCTTTGATAAATTGAGCTTTTGCCTGAGCAAGATTAAACGCCTGTTTAGTTTCAGCTATTTTATGCTCGATTCGTTTAGCGGTGAATGTCTTACGGACTTCTACAAAATGACGAATCAGCTCACCGGAAGTTTTGAACTTGTCATTCAGCTTACCATTCTCATCGATGACCACAATGTATTGACTCATTTTCTCAATGAGCTTAAAGTCCTTCATGATTTTAGCATGACGCTGCTCAGGGTCATCGCTCAAAGCATAGTCTTTACGGAATTTCACCTTAAAGCCAAACCCGGTCTTAGAACAGTCATCATCATATGTGATGTATCCTGCATCTTCCAACGGGTCAAGTACTTTTTCAACGTAAGAAGCTCGTTCAAACTTGTATGGAATTTCACTGATATAGATTGAGTTCCGTGAAGTTTCTTTATACACGCCGTGCAGCTCAACAGAACCGTCTTCTGTTTGAACGATTTTTCCGTTAAATTTAGGAAACTGTACTTCAGGTTCCATCATTTCACCGCGAAGTGCTGCTTTAGTGCATTCCAAAACAGATTCAAAACTATGTGGAAGAATAGAAGTTGAATAACCTGTTGCAATACCGCGAACACCATTCAGAAGAACAGTTGGAATTACCGGAAGATAATACGCAGGTGGAACATGCTCTTTATCTTTATGCACCGGAGCGATTTCTGTATCTTTGTAGATTTTACGGAAGTTGTCAGAAATCCGACAGAAAATATAACGACTTGCTGCAGCAGATTGAACCAGACGCGAACCGAAGTTACCTTGCCCATCTAGCAGAGGATAGTTGTTATTCCATGTGTTTGCCATCAACGCACCAGCATCTTGAGCAGAGGTTTCACCATGATGATAACCTAAATCAGCTACACCGCCAGCAACAGACGCAAGCTTATGGAATTTTTCTTTATTACCACGAGCTAAATCAAGAGCCCGAGCAATAACAAACCGTTGTACAGGTTTAAACCCATCAATCAAGTTTGGAATAGCGCGGTTTTCTACAGTGTAAATCGCATACTCTTTTGCTTCATTATCAATGATAGATTTCAAATCGCGATGACGAAGATTTGACGCCTTAGCCAAATCATCAATAGAACCTGCTTGTTTTAATAGAGTGTCAAAAATATCCATTGTACCTACCAGATTAGTGAGCCGATTTGTACTATAACATCGGAAATGAAAAGCACAATATAAATCATTCCGTAAATCATTCCATAGTACATAACTAATAGAAAGGCGGCAGCAATAGCTGCCACAATTAGGAGTTTCTTAATCATTTGTAAACTCCTACAATTTTACAAATGCGCTCAAACATAATAAATGCTGCGGTGAACGCAATACTTCCGATTACTTTAGTGGTAGGCACAAGGCCATACCACATGAATGTTCCTGAGCAAATCATTAGGGCCATCAGAAACAAGTAACCCATCACAAAGAAGTTTCTCATTAGTATTTCTGCATAGAGAAAACGAAGTTATCATTCAGAATACGATTCAGTTCAGAGTAAGTCTGTGCGTCGCTTGAATGCTGACGAGTAAACGCCAGTGCAAGTTGACCTTTGCCATAACCGGTGGTCAGCGGTTTCATTTTATTGGCAGGAATCCAAAACACACCATATGTTACACAGTTTGAACGAAGGGTACGACCCAACTGAGAACGTCCAGAACGGATATGAGAAAGAACACTTTCAAATCCTGCCTTTGAACGCTGTTTAGCTACAAAGAAACGAGCAGATGCACCGATATAACCTGCTTTGCCATCATTGAGCATCAGGAAATAAAATCCTTCACGCTCAGTAATTTCACGAGATGGAGCACCTGCTACCCAATCACCGTTACGAATAGAACCGATCAGTTCTGCACCAGCGTTATCGAGATCAGCAAAAGTCATAATATTACGCATGTTAATTTCCTCAGTTAGTTAAAGTTTATTCTCCGATGAGGGGCCGAAGCCCCTTCTACTACCAAAAATATACTACTGCCGTTACACCACCAACCCAAAACACAAGAAGACCTAAAGCAAGCAGACGATACACGATGTGCCGTTTCATTTTTGACCTTCCCATACGGTTTCTACTAAGGATTTAAGGCCATCAGTTTGAATAATATCAATCGCATTAATGGCAAAATAAATTCCGAATCCGAACACGGCGACAATTCCAAGCGCTACCGCAACGATAAAGGACAGAACAACAGTTCTCATTAAGTTAAAGCGACGATCAAAACTACTACGAATCATTATATTTTCCTCAGATGAAAGCATTAATCCAAACGTTAACTAAATCCCATGCGAAAACACCAATGAAAGTAACGATAAGGCAGAATACTACAAAGGTGTTCTTCAAAATCGTAAATAACTTTTTCATTTTGTTCTCCAGTTTAGCTAACAGGATTATAGTATCACTGAAGAACAGTAAAGTAAACCGTTAAATGCACAAGTTACGAATTTTTTCTTCTAAGGCTTTAACTTTATCTATATGCTCATCGCGAGCTGCAGCGGCTCCATTGGGATACAATCCGCCGTAAGTTGAATCGCCATTATCACAAGCAATGATAGTATAATGCCAATTCATAGATTCGAGAATCCTATACTCTTTCAAAAGTTCAGCTTTAATAGAAGCATTTCCACGTTTAGCTCGAAGTGATTTTAGCTCTAAGTAACTCATGTTTTACTCCCGTTCAGTTTGTAAGGCCATAGTATCATGGCCAATCCCGGAAGTAAACAACTTTTTAAAATTTGTGCATGATATACCCGCCAGCTCCAACTCGTGAAGGTTTTACTACTTCCATGAGGTGATCGATACCGCCGGCAAACATTGGTGTGTACCGTATGACATTCTGGGACACTTCTTCTGCAACGAATATAATTATACAGTCTGCGACTTTATGTTTAAACATGGGCCCTAGATTTATTCCACTTCCATTAGGGAATAGACCGTCTTTACCAGTCGTAACATTAATCCATGGCTTATGATTTGCTCGGTCATGAACAAAGTGTGTTTTAACTTCAACTCTAACACCTTGGTAGTAGGGATGAGCTAGTACGTCCCAGGCCCATTCATACGGATCGTTGTTATTATGGTCAACAACTTGATCGTTCACGTATCCATCAAGAAAATCCGCTACCACATACTCTGCCGGTATAGCAATTCTGCATCGTTTAAGAACGTCAATTCTATCTTGAGATGGATCGATATCTAAACTATATCTGGCAGTATCAATGATTTTTACTTTTGCTTCACCCCTTAGCTTATTCAAATCTAGGGTAAATGTCCGCAACTGGTTCAATCTCTGGAGAGCTTTGTTCATCAACGCCATAAATTCCTCTTATATGTAATTCACCAAAATAAACACGATCGTCGTAGTTACATGTGTCTGGTTCTACGACGAAATCATCACCAAGTTCTACGAGTTCATCACAGTGCAACCAAGCATAGTGAACATCACCTTCATGTTTAACTACATGATGGCAAAACACCGTAGCCGCATGATGAGTACCACGAAGATTAACAACTTTAGAATGAGATACGTTAAATGGATTAATCATGTTTCACCCATAATAAAAGAGGAGCCCGAAGGCTCCTTATAATTAGCGAAGTTCTGAACCCCAACGATCAGTTACATCTTCTAATACTACATAACCACATGTACGCATTTTAGCATCGTTGTAATCAACCGGGATAGATACTACATCACGCGGATGAACTTTAACTGAAACAATACGGTCAGAACCACTACCGAAGTGACCGATGTAAGATTTAGAGCAGACATGCAGACCTGCGGAACAAGTACGCTGATCGTCTTCATCTACCTGGTTACGCGGCATTGTAACAGTTTTACCAGGAGAGTTATCAAACGTGTTTGAAGCACAATCCATATAAGTGGAACGAACTACTTTCCAACCAATGAAGTGGCCATCATCAGTGATGTCGATATCGTTTGCATTCAGGAAATCAAACAGACGATAAACTGCACGACGAGATGGGTTCAGCATCAGGTTTTCCAGGAAAGGCAGATAACGTTTAAAGTCTTCGCCATCTTCCATGGCTCGAACGATACGCTCAGTCAGACCAGATTTCAGCTCGATATCTTTATAGAATAAAGTACCATCTTCAATTCGGACGTTACCCTGAACGAATTTCTTGATGCCTTGTTCCAGGTTAATGTGGTCAATAGCACCAGCGATATCGCCATCTACAAGTTTCTGTAATGCAGATTTAAATCCAGGATGTTGGCTATCAGCATTATAAGTAGTACGGCCTTCAGTAATTGAAATGAATTTGGAACTTGCTGCCCATTTAAATTCACGCTCAACAGGAGCTTCTACTTTAGCAGTAACATTTGCTGCAGCCGCTCGGGCTTCGCGTTCTTTAAACACACGCCGAATAGTGTCACGGGAAACACCATAATTCTCGGCGAGCTCTTTCTTAGTGTACAGACCGTTTTTGAAGTTTTTAACGATTGCATCTTTTTGGATTTCAGACAGACAGGTAACAGCCATTTATTCACCTTTATTTTCAGAATTTTGAGTAGAAGCTCCGTCAAGGAGCTCCATGATTTTTACAATATCATCGACGAGTTTGCTGTCAGTCCGCCAAGTATCCAAGACACTTGCGATGACAGGATAATCATCTTTAAACTGTTCAATCTTTTTATAGAAGATTGTCTCAGCATCACCAGACAGTTTATTATAAATTTTATTACATAAAGCTAAATCATCATTTTCATCTTTGATTTTACTGGTACGGCAAACCTTAGCGATTTTGTTTAATTTTGTCAGGAACGGATTTTTCATTCCAGACGCAGTAAACTTACTCGACAAGAAATTCAATTTATCGTAATGCGCAATATTTCCACAGATACGATTTCCAGTAGCATTTGATGGCATGTACTGGTCATAATCTACCTTATCAATACACTTGATGTATTGGTCAATAATAAGTCGGTCAAATGAAAGCAATCCATCAGCTTTTGCCGCGGCTTTCATAGCACCCGGACGAATTGCATAGAATTTCTTAATTCCACACGCTTCTGCCAGAGACCGCATGCTCGCGATGTTCATATTCCACCACCAAACATTATCTGGGAAAGTGTGGATTTCATCACGATTGCGACCGATTGCATAACCTTCAAGCTCAGCAATTTCAGATGATACTAAAGTCTGACGGTCTTCTTCCCAGTACCCGTCTTTATCAATCCAATGCAGAGAAACATTAGGAGATTTTGGACGTTTCTCTTTTGGACCAGTGTCATAATCAGGAAGAGCTTTTCTCTGGGCTTCAAGTTCAGACACACGGAATACTACAACTTCATCAGTATCCATGATTTTCTTCAGCTCATCAATGACATGCAATTCATCTTCATTGTCTTTGATTACTGTAATGTGTGCCCAGATTGGAACTAATCCAGATTTACACAGAGCTCGAACTGTAGCGATGCGTTTACCGGCTTTATCATCAATAAGAACAAACGCTTTAGTTCTATCAACCCCACAAATATCAGAAATGTTTACTTGATTATGGCGGTGCCATGAGCTGTTTGATACTTTACGACGAGCAGGCTCATCACATGAAACATAAACCGACACTTCGTTATCAACATAATATGAACGAATTTTATCGAGATTGTACTTCGCAACAACTTGTTTAATATCGCGGTTCCCAATGGTAATACCACGGCTCTGAAGAATAGAGCGTTCCTTAGAACTCAGCTTATTGAACTCGCGCAGGAATTCACGATCAGATTCATACGCTTCAAACGCTTTAATATCTGCAGTAATTACCTCTTCTTCAAGAGCATTCACACGCTTCTGGATATTAGCAATTGTTTCTTCGTCAAGAGAAAGCTCTTCACGAGATGGAGTAATGTCTAATTCGCCAAGAGGGAAATGAACATAAACCTTACCATAGCGATTAAGCAACCAATCTGCCTTAACATCTACACCGCTAATCGGATATACGATTTTTCCATAAACTGCATACAGACCATAACTTTCATACGAACTATTAACGCTGAACCAGTCAGTCTTATCTACAGGGAAATATTCAATTTCGCGACGAAGAGAATCTACCTTTGGAGGTACAGCACCAAAGGTACGCAAAATATATGCGATTTCATAATGCCAAGTATCAATATCTTCTACTTTAACCGGAACCGTGATTTCAAGACCAGTTTCTTCGTCTTCTTTCATATCATCAACGAACATTGGACGAATAGTAGGTTCACCTCGGTTTTTCATGACAGTATAACCGGTGGCTTTACCATTATGATATGATACTACGTTAAATGTACTCGTGTAGCTCAGTGGAGATTTAGAACCAAGACCAAGAGCACCGATGAAATCATTACTGTTATTCTTTGTGGATTCAAAGAACGTTTTATACATCGTCATCATGTCATTATGATTAAGACCTGGGCCATAATCACGAATTACAAAGCGCGGGTCAAGACGTGTTGGTGCTTTTATGTAAAATGGACGATTTTCATTACCGTTCAGTTTATGAGCATCATCGCAGTTAGTAGAAAGTTCACGAACAACAGCACGAACTTTATACTTATAAAGTTTATTTGACAAAATGTCAAAAGCTTTACCTGAAGCTTTAATGGTAAACGTTGAATCGTCAGCGTCAGAAGAACCAATAATTACTTCATCATCACATTTAATTTTCATTTTATTCCTATCAATTATGTCGTTTAATGATTTCTGCTACTTCAAGGAGCTCTTCAGCAGTAGCGGTGTTAGTTGTAAAAATTTTATCACTAATTTGTTTAAAGCGGTCTTTGAATTCCTCTGCTGCTTGAATATCAAAGAAGCGTTGGATGATACGATACTCACGATGAATAGCATCATCGAATAATTCTTTATTTGGAACGTAGCTTTTCTTTAGCATTTTACTGCTCCTGACGATTTAATCACTTTTACCATGTCAGCAATTTTAATATCAGGACGTAAAAAGCGTATTACTTTCATAGCAAAAGACTGTGATTAATAGGGACACTCTGGTTACTTTCCAAACGATCAGCTATAGAATTTAATAACCGTTTGATTAAAAGTTCTTGGTATTCATTGGAGGGATCGACTGAGTACTTTAGTGCCTCAGTGCGGAGTATTGAAATGATAGTTGACTTCATGATAATTTCCTCAGAAAAGAGGGGCCGAAGCCCCTCTGGATTACCACACCCTACTAACTCGACCATAAACCTCATGTTTAGAACCATCAATGTTTTCCACCCAGATAGTAACCCAAGTTCCGGGCAGAGGTTTCTTTTCAGCGAACAGATATCCATAGTCGCCTGAGATCAAAGTAATCCAATAACGTTGCATGTTAATTCCTTCTAAGTAAGGGCAATAGTACCCTTACTATTTATTCTTTATTCACTCATCCATGTCTTACGTGGTGCAGCATCATTACCCATAATTAATTCAAACAGTTCTTTCCAGTTTTCAGGAAGAGTGACTACATCATAAACCGGGTCTTGAATAACACGCTCGTATTCATCTTCTTCAAGAGAGCCAAGACCTTTAATATAACGAAGTTTCCAACCTTTGAAATCATCTTTATGGTCTTCATATTCGCCAAGAGAATAGAACCAACGTTGTTCTTTACCTTTAGTAAGAATAATAACCGGAGTTTTCACAAAGCGGATTCGACCGTGTTCAAATAATTCTGGCCAATTACTAAAGAACGCCAAAAGACTTGGGAAAATTGAACCAACACCATCGACATCCGCATCGGTCATGATAGCAATATTTCGGTAGTTAGTATTTTCAGCAGGCTCACCAATCGTCAAACCGGTGATTGCGCAAATGTCAAATACTTCCTTGTTCTTCATAGCATCTGCAGCAGACATTCCCCATGTATTCATGAACTTACCACGCAAAGGATATCCGCCATGAAGTTCACGGTCACGAGTTGTAAGTAGATAACCGATCGCAGAATCACCTTCAGTTAAGAATAAAGTTGTGTCAGCATCTTTACCATATTTGTTTGCCTTGATGTGCTTAGCTACTTTGGCTTTCTGCGCTTTCTTGGCGGCTTTAGTTTCTGCAGCTTTCTCTGCAGCAAGTTTACGAGCTAACATTGCCTCGATAATAGGCATATGAATATCTTCTGATTTCATAATAGCGTTAGCAAGCTTCTTGTAATCAATATCAATATGACTACGAATTTCGCCCCACGGAGAAGTTAGACGCTCTTTAGTCTGAGAATCAAATCGCATGTTAGACATATCACGAATAAACATGATAACAGTCAGGCATTCTTTAATTCGGGCTTTGTTGACTTCAATCTTATACTTACGTTTTAATGCTGGGATGAGTTCATTGCTCAGCTCGTCAAGAACCAAATCAACGTGTGTACCACCATTCTTAGTATGAATGTTATTCACATAAGAAAGCTGACGGAAACCATCATCTGAACGCCCAATAGCAATAGCGCAAGTATCAGAATCCTGCACTACCGCATTTTCATCATACATGTGGGCGTAAGCTTTAAACTTGCCTTGAACCCGTTTACCCATGAATTTAAATTCAATGTCAGGATAAACTACTGCTAACGTCATCAGACGATCGTGGATGATTGACTGGTCAACATCAGTCAATCCTGTGCTTTCAAAGTGACTGAAATCTGGAATGAATGATACTACAGTACCAGTCTTATCTTTGATGAATTCTTTATCTTTTGCTGGATGCTCTTCCCAGGAGATATTTTCTGCGCCGTTAGAACAACGAACAATGATTTCATTTTTACCATCGCATGTTGCACCGGTGAAAGATACTGAAAAGATGTTAGTTAACGCAGAACCGACACCATTCATACCACCAGTTTTACGCTCAGCATCATCACCAAAGTTACCACCCGCACGAGGACGAGTCCATGCAGCTACTGGTCCTGGAATAGTTTCTCCTTCAGGTGTTACTACGGGAGCCTGCGGAAGACCACGACCATTATCTGTTACAATAATTTTGTTGCCTTTAATGTCAACTGAAATCTTATTCGCGTGTTTGAAATTAGTACGAATAGCTTCATCAACAGAGTTATCAATGATTTCATCAATAAGTTTGATAATACCAGGAACATACTTTACTGATTGGAATTTACCAAAAAGAAAACGGTCATGCGCTTCAAACGCAGAACTACCAATGTACATTCCGCTACGCTTAATGATGTGTTCTCGGTCACTCAGAATTTTAATTTCGTTCTTAATCATTACATTTCCTCGGTTAGTGAAGGAATTATATCAACTATTAATTATAGCAAGTAATTCTTCTTTGATATACATCAATTTACCAAGAACCTCATGGCCTCCTTTAACCGCTTTATACTCGGGATATCGGGGCCGCTGTCGTTCAAACATAGTCCATTGAGCATCACTAACGTTAGCGTATGCATATCGAGAATTTCCGTAGTACTGTTCAATCCGGTACTCGTTGTTTTCATTAAGTGAAATCCACTCTTCACAGACTTCATAATATTTCTGCATCCAAATAGTACGACCATTCACGTCATTGATTGGCCACCAAGCAAACCTGTATTTTCCAATAGCCCGCTCTACTATTTTTAAATGTCGTTTAGCACGCCTTTGCGCAGTTGTCATTCCAATAATCATAATATTCTCCTCTGGCCAACAAGAATATAATACCAAAACATGATGTCCATGTAAACAACTAAATGACCCGAAGGTCATTTATTCATAACGAATTGTGCTGTTCTTAAGAAAAAGCCCTGAGCACACTGTTCCATTAACAGGTTTTCCTGTTGGTCCAATAGCCGTAAAGCCTGTGTGCTGAAAATCATCCTCTGAGCAAGAAAAGAACTTATATCCAGTGATTTTGATATCAGTAAATCCCGCGTTATCTAACACGCGAGTTGCGTTATCAGCGTCAGTGCATCCAATCATCATGAAGGCAAGCGCTGTAATTAAAATCTTTTTCATTTTAATTTAACCCTATAAGTTATATTACCTACTTTAATAACCCGGATTTCTCCGGGTTTAATGGTAATACGTGCTTTAGTTCCCATTAATAATCACCACTCTTTAATCCATCATAGTGAACTGCCGGAGCAGAAACCACTCGCTTCATTTGGCCTTCACACTTAGGGTTAAAGCAGTTAACAGTATAGTCACGGTGGGAAATTTTACGCATAATTTCTATCTTTTTTCCACAGACTTCACACTTGTAATCATACATTGGCATTAACAGCATCCTTCCATTTTTGTGTTTTGACCATGATTTGCTCATTTAGTGCACGAGTAACCATCATGGAAATTTCATCATCTGATACATGGGTATCATTTTTATGGCGATTTCTGAAATGCAGCCAAAGCGCATCCACTACACAGTTAATAACATCTGCGCACTCGCCTTCAAATTCTTCTTTCTGCCGCCATGGACGATTAATCCAATCACACATTTCTCCAGTTTCTGAAGAAAGTTGCAGCATGACATTCCCAATGCTACGGTTGGGAATAGGATAAGATAATTTTGATGCTTCAAAAATAGGAGCTAAATTTAACATTGATATGCACTCTGCAGTGCTGCAATAGCAGCGATTGCTTGACCACGATTATGAATAGAAAGATTCATAACCAAATCGGTTGGAATTACATTCGCGGAAGTTCCAACTTCAGTAAAATATTTGAATTCGCTATCAAAAATTACAAGGTCTTCACCGCCGACTTCATCACATTCTGTGCCATTAGCCCACATAATTCCTGATACTCTATTATTTTGGCGGTCAACTTTAGTAACAGTAAAACTCCCGCCATTTTCATAGAGTTCATACACAAAGTCTTCATTAACCTCATAGCGTGAAGAAAATTCTTCTTCAGCTTCATCATTGACGAATTTGTACTGTACACCTTCTTTAAAATTCATTACACAATCTCCATGTATTCTGGGCCATCAACTGTGATTACACGAGCAAAGGTACGAACTGGGACAATATCACCATGGTTCGCGAATACATACAACCAGGTCCAATGCTCTTCTTTACCGAAGGTTTTCTCTTTCTGAACGACGATTAAGTCCGGATTGAACAGAATGTCTTCAAAAGCTTCGGCAGTAATTTTTACAGTGTTTTCAGTTTTCATGATATTCTCCTCAGTAGTTGATAAGGTAATAATACCACATCCTTGTGGCAAAGTAAACAACTTTTTTATACTAATCCTTGATGCTGTGACTCTGTTGGCTCTACATCGGCTTTAGGTAAAACCGCAAAGTTCCCCTGAAAAACTACGTTTACTAAGGTCTTGCCGTCTTCTTCCCACTCATCGGTTACAAGAACGTTTTTGCGCACCGACAGGTTAGTAGCTGAATTAGTAGGACTCAGCGATTGAGTAATAACATTATCAATAGAGTTAACGTGTACCCACTTGCGCAGATAGCTTTCATTAAACATAGAATCCAGTAAATCACGCGATTCAAGAGCAACTACGAATTTTTGCAGTGAATATACTGCTTTGTCTTCATTTTCCAATTGAAGCAAGTATGAAGACATTTTATTAGAACGATTAAAGATTCCAACGATTACGCCTTCCTTTCCAGCGTGTTTTCCACCGATAACCTTAACGTTTTCACCTACAACCAAATTTTTCATCGTGTTTCTCTCAGTTTGTTAATGTAGAGCCATTATATAACGGCTCTTTCATAAAGTAAATAGTTATCGGTGAGAAATTTCACATCCAACATCAACGCCGAACAGATACCCAGCTTCCCATCCTTTAGCCATCATAGCCTTAGCTACCAGAACAATCGTCGGAGAGATTTCCGGGAGGATTTCCCGGTTGAACCACTCTTCAAAGTTTTCGTCGAATTCAAAATCTTCCATTAGCCACGTCCTTTAGGTAAGCTCAGTGGATCAGTATCTTCTTCTGAAGGAGCATCTTCGAGCCCCAAAGCATAACGCTGAGCGTACTTGAGCATTAGGATATCTTTGGCACAGTCATGAATACTATCATGCGCGATAAATCCGTCGAGCGTACCCTTTGGAAGAGGGGTAGTTGTCAGTCCGCGGGTAAGAAGCAGTGATTCAATCGCGGTACGAATATCACGCTGATTCCAGAACTTACATGGTTCTTCTTTAAATGTATCAATTTCTTCTTCGGAAATTCCTTGGGCGCGTTGAACATCGCGAAGACAATCAACAAAAATCGGAAAGTCAAAGCTCTGCCCACGACACCAGCCAAAGGAATCCCATGGGTGAATTCCATTATCAATCAGATATTGCTGGGCTTCTTTAATTCCAGCAATTACTGATAAATCGTCTGGCGTTGAGGCCAGGTTAGCACGGGCCTCAGCTGATTGTTTCTTCCACCACTCAAGAGTAGACTTACCAAACAACCGATGACCTTTCTGGGATTTAAGGTCAAACTTGATACGATGACCACGTTTAACCAATTCATCGAAGCTTTCCAAAACTTCGGGGTCAGAATCAAAGGTGATTAGAGCAAGGTCAATCACAGAAGAGCTTGACACATTTCCGAATGTTTCAAAATCAATAATAAAGTCTTTAGCCATTTTGAGCCTCTAGCATAAATTTAATTTCGCGTAACTGGCAACCAATATATTCGCTCAGATACACCTTTGGGTCATATCCTGTGAACCAAGTAATAGCATTAGCATTATCTGCTATATCACGAAGCTCATTCAGAACTGTATCAATTTTAATGTTAATAGCACGCTTAACATTATCCGGTGCTTCAAACTTAGATTCTTGTAAGCCAACAATCATTGTTTGAAGGTCTTCTAATTTCAATTCAAACATATTACCTCACACATAGAATACATCATAACGACCACGAGTAGTACCAACATATAATAACTGTTGCGCGAGAGAAGCATCTGCCATGTGAATGCATGGAGTATAAATGAAGCTTCTGTCAATTGAGATGCCCTGGGCCTTATGGAAAGTCGAAGCTGGTAATGCTTTCACTTTATGAAACTTACGCTTAGCATCCCAGAACTCAGACCAAGGAGCTTTACCTCCTTTATTCCAATTCTTATATGTATCTGCAGTTTTTGCCAAAAAGAATTGAAACTTATTCATTTCTTCTTCAGATGAGATGACACAGATTTTCTCTCTAGCGTACTCTTCATCGTCGCCATAGGTTTCAATATCTAATACCCAATGACGGACCAGATATTCACCTGGAACACCTCTGGCACCCAAAAACGTGGTGGTTTCAATTGCATCTAATATGCGAACAAACTGACCATTATTGAAAAGAATTTCGCTGAATTTCTTCCCTTCAAATTTAAGTTCCTTGGTAAGAGGTTCTTGCATAACAACAATCTCACCTACGACAAACGGCTGATCAGTTTCATAGATTCTGCGCCGGATTATTTCATTCAGTTTATCAACAGATTTATTCGTGAATGCAAGCATTCTGTTTTCAAATAAATCTTCTGGAGATTTCACTAAACTAAAATAATTTAGCATAAAATCTTTAAGGGCAGTTCCTTTAGTAAAACCACGGACACCATGACCATCAACTACACAGTCACGAATCCATCCACCATTTCTGATTTCAGTAGCGACTTCAATGATTGGGGCATTACTCCTCATCACCTCGGTCAAATGAAGTTGTAAGAAATCTTTATGAGTGAAGAATGGACTCAGTGCAGGTTCATTACTTCCAGGTTCTACCGGACGTATCTGAGCCTTATCACCAATGGCAATGACAATACACCAGGCAGGAATAGTTGCCATCAAAATCTTAAACAGCTTACGGTCATACATTGAAGCTTCATCACAGATAAGAACTCGAATAGATGCCATATCCGGAACTTTCTTTTGTTCAAACAGAACGTTTTCTTCATATGTCGTCGGGTTGATTTTCAGAAGACTATGAATAGTACTGGCCTGCATTCCGCTGAGCTTAGATAAAACCTTTTTGGCCCCATGTGTAGGTGCTGCCAACGCAATGCCAGAGATACCCTGAGAAATCAAAGCATCAATGATAAATTTGGTTAAAGTTGTTTTACCTGTACCAGCAGGTCCATTAATCGTAATATGTTGACCTTTAGCTCCTTGTTTGACCATTTCAATGACTTTATTAAAAATCGCTTTTTGACTTTCTTTTAATTGGTCAAACGTAATCATGCCACTTTTACCCTCACTACATGTAGATTTTTAATTTTTGCTTTGAGTTTTTCACGCTCAACATCGCTAAGTGGTTCATACACTAGCTCAGTTGTTTTCCACCAAAGCATTCCTTTGGTTTTGCTTTTCCCAGTAAAATTACCTTTTGCTAATTTGTCTGTTAAAACCGACATTGTACGAATCCGTGCTTTATTGGCTGATTCTTCATTAGTGAAGACCACACATCGTTCTCCATCATACATATCAGTTGTGACTGGATGGTCAAATCCGTCTTTATCCTTATACGCTACTACATATCCATAGTGTTGCATTACATTTTACCTCTCAAAAGTTGGAAGAAGGACGCAGTCAATGGAAGACCTTTTTTCAATTTTAACTTATCTAGCATTGAGCATTTTTCTAACCGACGAAGTGAGCTAACAATTAGCCGTATTGATTGTACACGGATTTCAGCATCTGATGGACGATTCGGAACTGACGCTAAAATAGCAGATAACTTACGCTCAACTTTAGCTAATTCAGACTTACCACCACCGATACGAGTTCTCAACGCATTAATAAGTTCTAAATCAGCCGAGGTTGCAGTTCCGTTCTTTTCTTTTTGCACAAATTGAGAAAGATGATTTTCGCGATTACGTAAATTAGTTTTAATTGATGTAATAGTTTTTTCATACTCGCTAATCTTTTCCAAGCGAGACGCTTCTTTATCACTTGTAGGTTTAACAGAATCAGAAGAGCGAACTATGCGTGCCGCAATTTCATTCGCTTTTCGTTCAAGGCCTTCAATCGTATTATTTCCACGCAAAGTGTTATACTTTTGCTTAACAGGAATAACATTCCCCATTACATATCCCAAGTCATTATTCCAGCGTTCAAGCGTCATGCTGTCAGGATGATTTCCTTTAACAGTTCCAAACTTTTCGCCTGAGTATGCGCAATGTGTCTGCTGCATGATGTTAAACAGATATTCTGGGGTGAGATTGAACTCCTTGTGCCGACGTTGAGCAGAACCTAAAGTTGTAATTAAACGAGTATAAACTTTAGCGGTTTCAGCAGTGAATTTCATTATGTTTTCCTCAAAAATGCTTTCGTCTTACGGACGGTATAATGGGTCTAGGTCCCTAGTTCTAGATAATCACTAGTTGACTAAGCTATAGTAACACTAAAGTAGTCCATAAGTAAACCAGATTTTTCAACTTTGTTATGACCCACCACTTTGAACTTAGTTCCCATCGGTAGCATCCTTTCTTGTTCTTTATCAATCATCTCGATGTCAGCGCTTCTGCGCTGAGCAATGTTATCAATCACATCATTTGGTCGCATGAATTCAGAATCTGGTGCAGTAATTAAAAGCGATTTCATGTTGGTATGATAATCAAATGATTGATGGCAATTATTGACTTCAATAACTACAAAGGTCGAGTAATGCCATTTGCCTGCAAACTCTCGGGCGATCGTTTCATCTGTTGTGAATGACGCCACCTTTCCAAAGTCAAATTGCTCTCCTTTAATAAGAGCTTCATAAAAGGCTTTAGCCTCACGGCATGATAGACCTCTATAGAGAGTGTCTCTGTTATCAATTTGATGGCGCCTAACGATAGAGTCAAGTTTCTTATGAAATTCTTCGCCAATCTTATTGTTCATGCACTGCCACAGAATTGACTGTTCTTTGCAGTCAAAACGATTGGCTAATGCTTCCCATACGCTTAAATCATATAAAGGTAATCCTTTGCTTTCTCGCGCGAAGTTAAGAACATCAATGGAACGAATGGGTTCTTCGATAGGAATAACCTTTGATAATTTTACTGAAATAGATGGGTTTAATGAAATAGCCATGATATTCTCCATTTTGGTTACGAGAGGTATCATATCATGGCTTTTTAGAAGAGTAAACTACTTTGTGAAATTATTTTGCCCACGGAGACCAGGGCGGCGGGTCAGACCAGATTGAAGCTAGTTCGTCTAGAAGAGCTTCTGGGGCTTTAATACCATACTTCTGTATAATTATACGGTATTCGTCTTTGATGTCCTTAGAAATCACTGGATGAACTTGAACCTCTTCATGAGGCTCTTCCATCATTTCAAACAAATCCATCACATGAACCACTCCATCCGACGATATTGACTGTTACTATTATTATATGCATCAGCAGCTTTTTGAAGCAAATCGCTCGGAGTAAATCTGGCGAAATCAGCTTGCATAAATGACCATACTAACTGAGTAAATACTATAAAAGCGTCTTCATTGTCAATGACGATACTTTTGCCGTTAACGATTTTATCATTTGCATATTCAAACAGATCGGTCTCATGATATGCATTGGTATATCCTTTAAGGTGTAAAGCACCTAAAATATTAATTGGACTTCCTGGCATGTGTGAAACATCAAAAGTATGGGCTGTTTTGACAAGTCCATATTTACTATTAGGACACCACCCGCGTGCTTCAAATTTATTGACCAGTTCTTTAAACTCGTCATAAGAATAATTGTAAATTGCTACAGTGAATACTTTATCAGAATCAAAACCTTCTTTTAGTTTGCGCTGTAAACTTACTTTATAGATTTTTGCGTCGGCCACACATAGCTCCTTCAGTCATGTTGTTGTCTTCAAACCACTTATCATTTGCTTTAATTAAAGCAGGCGCAGCTTTTAGTAATAACGCTGCAGCTCTTACACCTCTGTACCAACAATCAAAATGAGACTTCTTTAATGGTGATTGATACCAGGGCTTAGTATAACATATCATTTTGTTCTCCTCAGTTAGTAGGAATAATATACTATTCCCAGTATAGCATAAAAGGACTCCCGGAGGAGTCCTTAATTTTTATACTTCTGCACTAGCTTCAAACATTTTAGCGTTGGTGGTTGCCCAAGTTGCAGCATCATCAACTACTGTTGAATAAGCAGCTTTTTCAGATGGGAAAATCTGATACTGTGCGTTAGCAATGCGATGTGAATCAGAATACACCTTAAAAGCTACAGATACTTCAGTACCTTTAACTTCGCCATCAGCAGTGGTATGGTCAAAAGTTTTGATATTTACGTAAGCCATTTTAATCTCCTATTTAGTTTACAGGAGTATTTATATAGCTGCGGTAAGCATCTTTAATATTTCTTTATCAATTTCTCGAGTGATTTCTTCTCGAAGGGCCAATACTAAGGCCCTTTCTTTTTGCTTTCTGATAATTTTTAAACGACGCTTAGATATTCTTTTAGCCATTAGTAGCCTGCATCTTGACGAGCAAAGTTCTCAGCGTTTTTCAGATAATACAGTTTAAAGATTTCTTCAGAATCCAGACCAAGCGCCATAAACATATTCAGAACAAAGTGCAGGATATCAATCATTTCAAATTTGATTTCAAGCTGGTCTTTATCAGACAGGTCTTTGATATAAGTTTCCTGCATCTTGACGTGGTCGGCTTTCCATGGTTTCCACACAGCACTAGCTGCCTTTTCACCATTACTCATACCGCCAAGAGACGTCAGAAGTTCGCGGAATTCGTCATCAATGTAATCTTTTTGATTACGCAGCCACTGCACGATATCACCAGCTTGAGCCAATTCATCAGGATGCATGTTAGTACCTGGCTTGTCATTTGCAAGACGAACCTGAAGAGATTTTTGCATATCAAGCATTACTTGCAGAGGGTCACCACCAACTTTGCGTACGATACCTGCGTATCGAGCTTCAGCTTTATCTGCACCAGCGATCAGTTGACTACATTCGTTAAAGTGTGGCATGTTATTTTTCCTTTCAATTAAATTAGATAAATATTATATCACTTAACATAAATAGCAGGAGGATTCATGTCTGAAGTGAAACAAGAATGTAAAGACAAGGGAGGATTTGGAAGATATCTTTACGTCGGAATCGCCACTGCTGCTTTAGCTGCATGGAATTATGTTGTAGTTCCATTAGCTAGCGCACACGGGCTAGTTCTTCCTCCAATGCCGTTAGAAAAAGTTGTGTCGTTTATTATGACTGGAGGATTGCTTTAATTTAAGGGGCTTTGGCCCCTATATCTTCGCATATTTGTCAAGACGTAATTTAGCCATTAAACCCTGCGATATATTTTGATTAATATAATCCGTTATTTCAGAAGCAGTTGCCCCCTCTTTCATAATCATATCATTTATATCTTTGCTTTTCCAAGGCGACTTATCCCAGAAAACTACCTTTTCACCAGCATCTACTAAACGTTTCATACGCTTAATTGTATCGGGATGACGAGGTTCATGGTCCATAATCCACGCTCGGTTATCATGGCATGGAACTTGAGCTAAATCTAAAGACCCACCAGTTATTGCAATAGCATTATCAATGAACAACGAATCTATTGGTCCTTCCATGACGAATACGAGTTTTGACTCATCAATAGTGTCGAGACCATAAATTTTGGTCGCGTGTTCGTGGGCTTTGATTGTGATGTATTTTTGTGGAGCATTCTTTCGTAGTGCTCGTCCTTGAAACGACTCAATCTCTCCTTTCTTGTTGAAGATAGGAATAACCAAACGTGGTTCGTTCGTCTCATTCTTATAGGTTCCTGGATTAACGGAGTTAACAAGAGAAGGCCATTGGTTAGTAAACCATAACCTTTTCCAAGAAGTGCTTGGAATACATCTGGCAGTCACGTATTTAACTATCGGATGTTCCTTAGGAAGTCTATCTAATCTCTCGCAGAAATTAAGTTTTTCTATTACGGGGAGTTTTGCATTAATTTTCTCAGACGGTTCTACAGCCTTTGGCTTATCAAAGACCTGCTCCTTTCTTTTCTCAAGAAGATACTCTCGATAGAGGTCAGGTTCATTATCTTTAAGATACTGCGATAGCCACTTGTTATACTCACAGTTGAAGCAATGACAGCGTAATCCTTGACCTGCATCAAAAATCCAGAATCGGGCTTTATTGATATCTTTCTGTGAGTCACCACAAATTGGGCAACGGCAGTTTAACTTGAATGTTGAAGATGTAGTAACGTGTCTAAATTTAGGTAGGTGAGATATTGCACGAATTGCATACTCGTTATCAACCCAAGACATAATATTTCCTCTGGCCTTAAACTAATAAGGCCATTTTATCACTTTTTCTTGGCAGCATCTTTATCTGCTTTCCGTTTCTTTGGAAGGGTTTCGGGTCCTTTATTGACGATGTCCCCGGAAGTGGTACCTGATGCAATATTTTGTGGGCTGCCGCCTGCATCACCAGCGACCATTTCAGTAACAAACTCTTTGTATGTTTTCATAGAGCCTCCTACTATTTATTCATGCGTAATACGTAAGCATTTATAAGTAGGATACAGAGTCGGAGACATTGATTTTGGATTGTCTTTGATAAGCATAAACTGCTTGCCTGTATCTTCGCACTTTTGCTTAATTACTGCTTCATCTTTACCTGTGAATGCCATCTTTTCAATAGACATTCCGCCTGAGCCTGTTGATAACGCCATTACTAAAACGTATGTAATCATCCTAAAATCCACTTAACAATGTTGAAGTTATCAAACTGAGCATCACAGTAAAGAACATAGTTCAGCTTAAGTGCTGCGCCGTCGTCTTTAAGTTCTGCTTGCACTTCTGATTGTTTACTTGGGTCTACGTTTTCCACAATATGACCAACATCTGCACGAATCTGCTGAGCTACTTCAGACTCATCAGCAGTCATTGACCACTCGCATAAGTCTTTGTCATAGTTGGCCATAGCAGGAACTGCAGAGCAACTTGATACTGCGAACACTAAAGCAAGTACAATCTTTTTCATTTTGTTTTCCTCTACTCGTTTTGTTTCAGTAAGGCCATAGTATCATGGCCTTTGGAGAAAGTAAACTACCTTTTGAACAATTTTTTCAACAAAACGTCAGAGGTCAGATTCTTGGTAGGTAGGTATGTAGCAGAGTTAACCCAGATGCCATCGCTGTTATACACCTTGACCTCTCCATAGTCGCATACAGATAGGTCTGCTTTGTTATATGCCTCGATGCCTCGATGAATGGTATCTGTGGCTGTTACAACAAAAGAGTGACCTGATTGGTCACGGACCGCGCTAAACACAAAAATCATAAAATTTACCTAGAATTTTAACTCTTCTGCCAGAGCATCAAGCTTAGAACGTGATACTCGTTCTTGACGATTAGATTCGGCTACACGGTTCTGTGCACCTGCACCTTCTCGGACGGTATTGCTTGGATTAGGCTTAGTTGGGTCGTTTTTCTGCTCAATTTCTACCCAACGCTGATTAGCCTTATGTACACCCATAAAGAACTTATTGTTGATGTTCTTATCGCCATAACGTGATTTAATCTGCTTAATTAACTGTTGCTTCATCTGAGCAAGTTCAGGGGTTTCAATCACAGCTAACATAAAGTCTGCCGTAGCAGGTAGACCCGCAGATTCTGCAATATCACTCATGTCCATATCAGAAGCATCCCACGCTGAACGACCGACCTGAGCTGCAGTCCAAAGAACAGTTTCAGATTCTACAGCCAACGCACGAAGTTCTTCTGCAATGGCTTTAACTAACGTGTAACTGTTTTCAGTATATTGACGAATACGACAAGAAGCACAAATACCAAGATAGTCAATGATGATAACAGTCGGTTTAAAGTTCTTCTTGAGTTTTAACTCATTCAGAAGAGCTCGGAATGTATTAGCGTTAGCACCGCCTGTCGGATACTGTTTAATGATTAAACGGCCAAGAGTACTAGAACTACGCCATTTTTCCATCTTGCCTTTATATTCAGCGTATGATACACAGCCATCATCAATATCATCAAGTGATACATCAAGCAAATTAGCATCAATACGTTTAGCACAAACTTCTTCGGCCATTTCCATGGAAATATAAAGGACGTTATGCCCCATCTGAAGATAGTCTGCAGCCAATGAACACAATCCTAACGATTTACCAACGTTGACGCCTGCCATCAATACGTTCAGTGTACCAGTCTCGGCACCACCTTTAGTAATTTTGTTCAGAATGCTAAGTTTAAACGGAACTTTACGAGCTTTATTCTGGTATGATAACCAACGAGCTTCATAATCTTCCATCCAATCATGACCAATATAGCTATCAAATGAAACCGATAATGCTTCTCGCATGATATCAGGAATAGCTCCTATATCAGGAAGTCGCTTATCGCGTTTATTTGGCTCAAGCTGGGCATTAGTCTGAATTTCAATAATTCGAGACGTTGCGTTGTACATAGCCTTTTCTTGAACGTACTTCTCTGTTTCCTTAACTAACCAATTCAAATCTTCAGGAGCATCAGATAACTTATCAATAAGTTTCTTTGCACCTTCATGTTCCGTTTCAGTTATAGACGAATTATCCAGTGCTACACATAACGCAGTCTTTGAAGGAATTGCTGTATATTCATTAACATGCTTCTTAATTATGTTAAACACCGTCTGAGCAGGTCCTTGCTCGAAGTACTCTTTGTCCATATATGGCCAAACCTTCGTAAAGAAAGCCTGGTTGTAAATCAGATTAGCTAAGATTGTTTCTACCACTTTAACCTCTTAAAAGATTTTCCATAATGATTTTTTCTTGGTCTTTAATGCACTCTGGATTTGTTGTTTAACGCAAGCTTCCACATGAGGATAAAGTTCATCCTTATGAGCTTCAGATGGAGTACTAAACTCAATAGTTACTTCCCCCAAAGGAGAAATATTTAATTTATGAACATAAACCAAGTGTGATTGACCATTTAATTTTATCACAATTTCTTGGATAACAGTCTTCATAGCTTCTTGGATTATTTCATGGCTTTTCTTGAACACTCGTTCTTGACGCTCGAAGTCTCCCTCTTCCGAGGGAGATTCTTGTTCAAATTTCTCGAGTTCAGATTCTAAATCAAACTCAGTCTTCATTCATGAAGTTCTCTAATTCATCTTCAACTTCAGCAGCTGATACTGAACCACTCTCAGGGAGTTTAACACCATCAACCTTAGTTGAAACTTTTGAGTTAATCATTTCTGCTACCGCTTCATCAACCGCAGCGTTTGAATCAATAGCACCCAACTGATAGCGAGCTTTGATAGCGTCACGGAATGGCTCATGCTTAAACAGAGGACCCCAAAATTCTGTACTGCTCGTATCTTTTGCCCGCCAGGATTTTTCTTCACGAATCATCTCACCGGTTTCAACGTCCAGGAATTCTCGTGCGTACCATCCATTTTTCGGTTTAACAACAAACCCGATATCCAGAGCCATATCAAGCAGACCACTATATGGATCGATACCGCCATCGAATTTAACATCGATGAAGAACTTACTTTTCTCTTTGACAGTACGTGATTTCTCAGCGTTCAGGACAAACTGATACCCCTCAAGCTCAGTACCATCTTTAATTTGACGTTTACCGATGATGAACACAGTATCCGCAGAATACATAGGACCTGTACCACCAGTCATTACCGTCTTACTGAACATCTCGATGGTCTCAATTGTGTGGTTAACCGCAACGCAAGGAATGTTCTTAATAGAGAAGTAAGGAGTTACGATACGGAAGAGAGACTTCAGACTTTTCGCACGAGTCATATCTGCGACAGATTTCTCGTTCAGTGCATCTTCGGTTTCCTTTTTAGACGCCATGTTACCAATAGAGTCGATAAACACGATGACTTTTTCACCACGCTCAATAGCTTCAAGCTGGTTAACCATATCGATTTTTAATTGTTCAACCGACTGAACCGGTGTATGAATTACACGGTCAGGGTCAACACCCATAGATTTCAGATAAGCTGGAGTGATACCAAATTCTGAATCATAGAACAAACAGACTGCATCAGGATACTTATTAAGATAAGCACTAACCATTGTCAGAGACATGTTAGATTTGAAGTGTTTAGATGGACCTGCGAAGATAGTCAACCCGGACTGCATACCACCATCCAACGCTCCACTGATTGCGATATTAAGCATCGGAATTTTAGTTCTAACTACATCTTTCTCGTTAAAGAATTTTGATTTAGTCAGTTCTGCTGTCATTTTAGAAGTGGATGCTTTAATCAGGCGAGATTTTAAGTCAGACATTCATTATATTCCATAAGTCTCCATTATATTTTTCTCACAGGTTAAAAGATAGAGTAATTATATTACTTTGTTCTTGAAGCTATTAACAGAAGTTCAATTTCTTCTTGGTGTTATAAACCACTGTTTCCATATCTATTTCATAGTGTATTTTACATCCAACGCACATGCCATGCCACCAGCAATGCATTCCATCTGAGCCAGTAGTTCCTTCATGAACAAACTCATCAGATTTACATACGAAGCATCTGAATTCTTCAGCCTTGAATATGTTACCAGCTACATCAGATTTATTATAGATGTTCATAAGAGGTCCTTGGAGGGCTTTCGCCCTCACAGATATGGTTCTACCTTACCAAATTCATGGAAGGCCTGGGATTTCACTCGAGTGTTAATACACATACGAATTGATTTCAGAGGTTCGTCATCACCGAATAAACCACGTCTTTCGCCGTCTTTAGATTTCCAACGGGCTTGATTTGGGAAAGCAGCATGTAGTTGTTCAAGGGCTCTATTCTGACGAGCAGTATCACGCTGTGTAGAGCAACCGCCAGGAGACTGCACTTTGCCGGATTTAACGAGATACTTAAACAGAGCCAGATGAGGATGACCCATGTTAATCAATTTTAGAAAAGCATAAGCATCTTCGTTAAGATCAATAACTCCGTAACCAATATCTTCTGCGGTGAGTTTAGTCAAATCGTAGAAAGTATTGGTAAACCCAAAGCTGTTCTCGCGATAATGACCCCAGCTTGATGTGATTTTGAAAATCGGCAAGCGAGCATGACCGTGATAATAACCACAATCCATAGCAGTCTCGACGTATTTGACCATATCATCAAATACCTCTTGACTCATTGCCTCACCGACACCAAGTGGAACCCGGCGATCGTCGCGTTCACGAATTTCAGTCAGATGAATGGTAGTATCGTCATCAAGCATCCAAATTCGTTGCCCTGCATACATTTCAGTAATCAGACGGCGAGTTCCTGCAATTCCATCGACATCATCGGGGACAGTAACGATTTTAGCAGCATGACCGTGCCAAGTTTCGTATGCCTCTTTTTCTGATTCACGTACTACAAGATGTGGAACATAACCTTCAGGAAACATAGTCAGGGCAGTAACTGCCCCAGCGCGCTTATAACTTGGAATTACAAACTGAATCATTTCCACTCACCTTTATAATCTTTCTTTGCAATATGAGTTTCACCAGTATAAGCATAGTTATCTACAAGATAGAAATGACGCTCATACACGTGCAAAGACCCGACATTCCAAATAATGTCACCAACTGAATAATTTTTACCTGATGCATTCAGAAGTTTGGTTAACTGTTCCAGAACATAGAGCTGCCACGCATAGTCATTACGATATCCAAAGACGACATCATTTGAACGCATGTTTACAACAGCATGAACTTTATTATCACGAATCAGATACTGAACATTGTTAGTACACATGAAATCACTCATGCCATCGCGCTCAAAATCATACTGCATTTGAGGCCGTGTATAAATCATAATTCCGCGGCGAGAATCAGGATTACTGATAAGTTCTTTTGCACAGTTAGCAAACTGTGAATAGTTTTGTGATGACCAAACTGCCCAGCCATAGTTAGAATTAATCTCACCATGCTTGGATGCAATTGCTTTCCAAATAGCTGGGGTTTCACCTGGAATATCTTTAACGAATAAACTTTGAGATTTATACCACTCAAGTTCCCGAGCAATATATCCATCATTAACTGCGCCAAAAATTAGGTTTTCATCTGCAATAAATGATGCACCTACGATTTCAATAGTCTTCACACCCGTCTTATCAATCACAAATTCTTTGTTGAGCAAAGCATCAGCGAATTCTTGACGGATATCTTGTACTGTCATTGGAGTTACAATCATGAGACCTCTTATTTAACTTGCTGGATAATAATTGTATTCTGCTGTGCGTTAGAAGCAGACCAAATCAGCGCAATTAACCAACCGATAATGGACCAACCGAATACTAGATTTGTGATAAAGATTCCACCCCGTGATTTATGCTTACGACTGCAAGCTACAAAGGTCGGCAAAAAATAGATGAAGAAAAGAATGATTAAACCAAATACTGCTTCCATGTTAATCTCCTCAGTTAGACATGCATTTGTTGTAGATGTGATTTTGGAGAGATTTTAACTGCTCCATACGTTGTTTATGCTCATTATAACTCAATCCGCCGTTAGCAAAATCAGTTAAACGAATCTGGTCATTCACTGCTGCCGCTTGAGCAGTGCATGTACGTTCTTTTTGAGTTTTACGTAGACGCTTAATTTCTTCCAGCTCATGCTTATTCTGCTCAATCATGTCGAGTTCCATCGCAGATAGCTGACGATTAGGATTAGCTTTTTCTTTCGCCAACCGACGCTCAACCGCGAGTGATTCAGCAGAGACCTGGTTGCTAGCACGATAGTATCCTACAGTACCGCCAATTGCTCGCACCTGTCCAACAGAAGAAGCCGGGACGATATCACCTTGTGGCATTTGACAACCAGTCAGCGTGAGAGCAACGATAACAGCAAGTAACGATTTCATTGTAATCTCCTCAGTATGTTATTTCGAGAACCATGGTACCACATCCTTGTGGTAAAGTAAACAACTTTTTAAAAGTCAAACATATCAAGAAGAGACGATTTCTCTTCGTAGTCTAACCCTGCCGCTTCAGACATACCCGTCAGAGGTTTAACGAACGATTTTTGGAACAGAACACTATGGTCAAGCCACACTAGAACTTCCTGTCGGATTTCTTGTGGCAGCTCAGTGCCCGATGGCCATGCCATACATTTCTCACCGTACGGGTTACCTTCACGCAGCGGGATGACCATCACCTTCTCGCCTTCCATGATTGGTGTTATACCTTCAAATCCTGCGGTTGCTCGGTTATATGCCAAAGCGCCTTTAACGTGATACGGCGTACCTTTATCTGGATATCCTGCACCATCATCATACTTACCGATGTTGTTAGCAGTCTTAACCTCTGCGATTACTTTATAGTCAAGCTCACGATACTCAGACTCAAACTGTTTATAATATTGCTGTAAAGATTCTTCACCTTCTTGCAGCATACGACGAATAGATTCTTCCAATGCGTTCTGAACAGCAGTTGGTGTAGAACTTTGCTGAGTTTCCATACCCATGATTTTCAGATGTGGTTCTGCATAACGGGTACCTTCCATATCATACACGTTCAGAGCATATCGTTTCTTCGCTTTCCAAAATCCACCAATGCCGTTTGAACCCAACGGAGGACAAGAAATAGCTTCACGGTCCATGAACATTAAATGTTCTTTGTTGTTCATGTATTCACACATCTCACGATATGATTGGTCAATCCAAGGTTCCATTTTCTTCTTACCGAATTGGTTCAGGAATTCGACCAAATCGTTAGTTTCTTTGAAACGCTCAAGACCTACCTTCTCGATAACCTTATCAACACAAACGTAAATTGAGTCAGTATCACCAGCTACTACAAATGAATGACCTTCGGTGCCACATACCTTGTTGAGATATTCATTAACTTTACGTTCAATCCATTGAATTGCCATTTGACCAAACAACGTGATTGCTGATGCGTTACGCAAATCATAATAACGGAAGTAAATGTTACCCAATGCACCATAAAGTGAGTTGATCAGAATCTTACGGTTTAACTGGTTAGTGTTACCCAAGATTTCAGCGTGTTTACATTCAAACATCAGTTTGTCAAGACACTCTTCGGTATATGTCAGCAGTTCTGCTTTCATATCATCAGAGAAATCTTCATAGACATTAACTTCTGCGAATTTATCGATAGTTCCAAACTTCTTATCATTCAGAACCTTTTTAATCAGTTCTTGATTTCGTTTGGCACCCATCATTTTATTTTTCCACTCTTTACGCTGATAAAATACCTTCGCGATTTCAACTGGAATGACACCATCTACATCTTTACGATACATCCAACCATTTGGTGAACATGAATATTCGTCAGACGGACGAGGAGCAGTCTTGTTAATGTACTCACCCAACGGATGAAGTTTAAACTGTCCAACGATGGTTTCTGGTGAAATATTAACTTGTCGGATGATTGACGGATACAGAGATGTCAAGTCAAACGACATGATATAGCGATATGCAGCAGGAACTGGTTCCTTAACATACGCACCAGGATATGACTGTTTAACATGAGAACGACTTTGCGGAATAACCTTGTCTTGTTCTTTCAGACTGTTAAAGATGATTGCGTCCCAGGTTTTAATTGGACTCATTACACCTTGATACGGCATCTTCGCATAATAAGACATCGAGATAGCCAGGTCAATAAATCCGCGAACAGCATCAATCGCTTGTACTGATTCAACGTCGATGATGTTATACGAAATATACCGTTGGTGGTTAGTTTCACGCAATTTATTGATCGGACCATCATATGCTAATTTACCTTTCTTGGTTTCATAATAAGCAATGAAATCCAACTTATACGTCGGTTGGTTCGTGAAACTAAATTTCTTATACAAATCCATGTAATCAAGAATAGTCACACCCATGATAGAATAAATTTCTTTATCACCATACATGTTTGTGATAATCTTAGATGAAACTTTATTCAGAGGAGAGAACCGTTTCATCGTACGCTCACCAAGAATCTGTTTCACACGATTCATGATGTACGGAATATCAAATCCTTCAATGTTCCATCCAGTAAAGATTGCTGGGCATTTCTGTTCCCAAAGATTGATGTACTCAAGCATCATTTCTTTTTCTGAATTGAACGGCATATATACTACGCGGTCAAGAATATGTTGTGGAACTTCATCACCGCCTTCAGAATCTAAACGAGCAGCGAGTTTCTTGTCCCACTCTGAAACGGAACCATAAAGCGAATGCAGTAAATCAAACACATAGAACTTGTCATCAACCGAATCGTAATGAGTGATAGCATCAATTTCATATTCTGCTTTCATCGGGTCTGGGAATTGAGATGCAGTAACCTCAATGTCACAGTTTGCGATTCGGATGAATTTTTTATTATAAACGATTTCTGAACCGTAAGTATCACTGATATACGCGAGTTTGAAATCATCCATACCCATTGCTTCCATTCCCATATCTTCCATGCGACGCATCCAATCACGGGCATCTTTCATAGTTGGGAATGTATTCTTCTTGCAATACTTGCCATAGATGTCTTTGTACTTTGTTTCTTCCATGCAATGACTAAACATAACAGGAGAATACGGAACACGACGCATGCGTTCCTCACCAGTAGAATCGATATAACGTTCTACAATGTCATTGCCCAGAGATTCAACGCTAATATAAAATTCTTTCATGGGTTTCCTTTGTTTATAGACCGAGTTATTAGTCTTTAGGTGGGATAATTATACTCCGATTTTTATAAAGTAAAAGGGCCGAAGCCCTTTTTCTTACGCGCCGATTGTGTACTTAGATTTTAAAGTCCATTCATGCTTCTGTTTGAATGTAATTACCCGGAAGTTATTCTGCATCTGGGCAAGAGTTTGACCACGATTAATACTCAGTAGACCCCAGTCAGCGAGCAGTTGTGCGATTGAGTCTCGACGAATTTCATCTTCCAAATCAATAGTAACAGGGCGACCATCAAGCTTCAACATTTCTTTAAAATGAACGATATAGTAACGACCTTGTTTCTGAAGAATGTGGCAGCTTTGATATAGTACCTTATCTTTGTTATTAGCAATTCCCATACGAGTCAGAGTTTCTTTAACTTTCAGGAAGTCTTCAGGTTGTTTCAGTGTAATTTCAATCATCTTTACCATTCCAATGCTGTTTTCTTAAGAGTTTTCTGTTCTTTCACGTTTTTCGTGATTGTCTTGACCAATTCATCAGTCACAAGACCTTTCATTTTCTTGAGAGCAGGTTTAAGCTTGTTTTTAGCTTCCAGGGTCTCTCTATACATCCTAGCATCAATCGCATTGACCTTGTAATATGTCATTATAACTTGAAGAATCAATGCATCCTGGATGTTTTCTGTTAACTTAGCCCATTTCCCATACCGACGACCTCTAGGAACAGAGGCCATCATATAGTTATAGTGTGCTTGGTCAGATAGTCCTTGACCAACAAGGTTCATAACATAAACCGCAGGCATGCAGTCAGCGTGCTGAGAAAGAGCGTTTTCAACCATGAATTTTGAATAATCCATTGTCGAGATGTTCAAATGCTCTTTCTTTTCATTAATAGAACCGATAATCTCGAAGAATTGATTTTCTGCCTTTTCTTTATATGAATCAGATAATTCCTGGACTTTCGCCCAGTCTTTACCTAACCACGCGATTTGGTGTTCATTATACTGATCATCATCTTCAAATAAACTCATCATTTCCACTGCATCTCTACAACAAGTTGAATAAGCATATAAACCAAATGTAATTCAATCGAAGCTGCTACACCATGATACTGGTTATTTTCACCAATGATTTCATACATTCGGATAATACTTGGGCCAGTAACCATTGTATACAGTTCCGAAGAAAGTTTATCTACGAACCAAGTATAGTCTGCAGCATATTTCGGAGCAAGAGCACGGAGTTCTTTGATGTTCTTGGTTTTAATAGCTTCGATGACATCTTCAATTGAACCACGGTCATTCAGAACGATAGACAAGATACCTGCATCAATCACACCCTTAGAAGAATAATGATCAAGCATGTTGATGGTCTTACGGAATTCTGGAAAATTCTTTTTGACCAAAGCAGCTACAACTTTCTTATCTTCAACTACCACGCCTTCATTTTCACAAATTGCGAGACAACGCTTGAGCATCTCGATTTGCATTGGCTTAACATCAGATGGAGATGGTTTACCAAAATTAATTACACGGCAACGAGACTGAAGAGGTTTAATGATACCATCAAGATTGTTTGCAGTAATGATAATAGTACAGTTTGTGCTATACGCTTCCATGAATGAACGCAGATGTCGTTGAGATTCTGCAAGACCTGCACGGTCAAATTCGTCAATCACGATAATTTTCTGCTTGCCTGCAATAGAAGCAGAACTTGCAAATGCAGTTAACGGTCCACGAACGAAATCAATCTTACAGTCAGAACCATTCACGAACATCATTTCAGCATTAATGTCATTACACAATGCTTTAGCTACTGTGGTCTTACCAGTACCAGGAGAAGTGCTATGGAGAATTAAATGAGGAATTTTTCCTTTAGCTACTAAAGCCGAAAAAATTTCTTTATCTTCAGCAGGCAATACACACTCAGAAATAGTACCTGGACGATATTTCTGTTCCCACATGAAGTCTGCTTCGTTTACTGTCAATTTCATTTATATTTCCTCATTCAGATTAAAGATGGGGCCGAAGCCCCGAAGTTATTACTCAAAATCAAAGGTACTGTCTGCTTCCATTGCTACTACATAAGAGGCTGATGCACCTTCAAATTTCGCTGCAGTCTGTTTCTTAGCACCGTTCATTTTTGCCCACAGCATCAGCTTGTAATCACCGATGGTCATTTTCATATTGCTCATGTTGATGATGAAGTTGAAGTTACCTTCGCCATCATAATCACCGAGCGTCAGAGAATACTTCGGACGAGTCAGTGCAGCATCTTCTACTTTGTTATATCCACGCAGAACAATTTTACCATCAACATTAGTGATAGCAATTGTGTCAATCTGCATACCACGAGACACTCGCATCAGTTGCTGCAGGTCTTCACCTTTAAAATCAATAATTACGTTTGCTACCGGGAATGGGATTGGTTTAGTAGGGAACACGATTGTGCTCGGATCAGCTGCTGGCCAGAAAATAGTGGAACGAGCATCTTTAATTGCCAGGTTACCATCTTCCTGCATGATAATATCTGCATCATCACCAACCAGAGACAGAATGCTCAGGAAACTGTTCAGGTCATAAATTGCTACATCAGTATCGATGGTATCAGAAATTGTTGCTTCAGCATAAGTCGTACCATTAACAGCACGAGTCATGATAAAATTGCCAGGTTTCAGCATGATACCGGAGTTGATGGTGGAGAAGTTTTTCAGAATGTTCAGAGTTTCTTTAGAGAATTTCATTTCAATACCTTTTAATTAAGTTCAGGATAATTATATCAAGCTGCGAATGTAGCAGTTAATTCTTCTGCAACAATCTGACCTGCCGCAACGAGTTGCTCATCAGCATCTACACAATAATCATTTTCTAGACGTTCGCCACCGTGACGATCAGTAACAATTTTGGCACCAGCCTTGATTGATTCATTGTAATGCTTACGCATCAATTCAATCCATTTTTCTGCAACTTCGTCGTCAATAGATTTATAGAAAGCAAAGCGAGCTTCAGAATCTTTAATCTTATCTTTGATAGCCTGTTTAGTTTCTTCGGTCAGAGCCAGAACCCAAGACTTACGAATACGATTTTGGTTATTCGGGTTGGAATCTGCACGTACGTTTTTAACCTGGATATCTTTCACATCAACAAAATTAATCATTATATTTACCTTAATCGTAATAATCTTCAACCATCCAACCGGGATTCCTGTTGGACATGACTCTATTATATTCATTTCCCGTAAAAGCATCTCGTAACATTTCTTCAGTTACAAGATGGCGTTCATCAGAAAATAAATTAACTAACACATAACGCTTTAATTCAGGAAAGGCCAACAGTTGTTGGCCCGTAGTAAACTCATTCATTCCATCACCGTGAATCGTCCGACCTTCTTCATTTGAAGGTGTTGGCCATATGCCTGCGGGTCATGGTCACGGTGAGAAATAATAAACACATTGGCATCTACCATCTTATTAAGAATAGCAGTTATTGCCTTAACACCTTCTGCGTCGGTGGCCGAATCGTAGACTTCATCAAGGAACAGACAGTTTATTTTAACACCAGAAACTTTTTCAGCAATATCACGCCATGTGAATAGTAATGCTATATCAATTCTGGCTTTTTCACCTTGACTAAACGAGGCATAACTAAACTCTTCTCGTCCGCGAGATTTAATCGTTTCAGAGAACTCTTCGTTCAACGTGAACGAATAATCAGCTTCCATAATTTTTAGGTAGCTGTTAATTTGCTTATTGAACATCGGGATGTACTTCTTGATGATAGCTCCTTTAATACCGGAGTCTTTCAGCATTTCAGTTAAAATACCACGACGATATTTTTCCATAACCAAATTAGTTTTGGCGAGGATAATTTTATCTAATTCTTCTTGTAGCAGTTCAATCTTGTCAGAGTTATCAATAAACTCCTGTGATGCTTTATCAATTGCTGCTTTAATACGACGTGCTTTATCAACTGCAGTTAAAGTCATCTGTTTCAAATTACTCATTTGATTTTTGATGTCTCTTGCACGCGTACGAATAGTATTATACTCGCGAGCTAGTTCATCCAGTTCACTCTGGCGCGTCTTTAACTCGCCAAGAATGGTATTACATTCTTCAACATGATGATTAATCTTAGTGATTAGAGTATCATTAGAATGCAAATCCTGCAAGCACGTTGGGCAATGACCGCCTTTATCATACAACCCAAGAACCTTTGAGTATGATTCAATTTTAGAACGAATCTTAAAGGTTTTACCTTGAACTTCTTGAATTGACTCTGCTGGGTCATCACCAATCACAAGTTCAAGCAGTTCGCTTTGAAGAGTTTCTAATTCTGCTTTATATCCTCGTGCCTCTTTCACTTGCTCATCATACATCGCCTGCAGGCGAGCTACGTTATCACCAGAAAGTTTCTTCTGCTTTTCTGCATACTCATGATGAGTTTTAATTTCATTAGTCAATGCTTCACGCTGAACATCATTAACCTGGATTTGCTGATTGATTTCTCTTATCTGTGTCTTGTTCAGTTTGTCCATATCAGCCAAAAGAGACACTTCAAGCAAATCTTCAACGAGCTTTCGTCTATTAGCAGTTGATAACCCCATGAACGGAGTATATCCTGCCGTTCCTAATACGACAATCTGCTTAAACGATGTATATGACATACCGATGAGACTTTCAAAGTAGGATTGAAAATCCTTTGAACTTGCGGCTTCATCAAGCTTATTGCCATCTCGTAAAATCTCAAAGACATTCGGTTTTTGTCCACGTTTAATGTAGAAACTATGACCGTCATACTCCATCCACAGTTCTACTACAGAGTCCTTCTTATTGAAGGAGTTAATTAATTGACCTTTCTTAATATCACGGAACGGTTTACCAAATAAGGCAAAAGTAATAGCTTCGAGCATAGTACTTTTGCCACCACCATTCTTACCTGTGATTAAGGTCTTTTGGCATTTATCAAGTTGAATGTCAATGGCCGCTTGGCCAACTGACATTATATTCTTATACTTGACACGATTTAGTTTAAAAGTCTTCACTGATTTTGTGCCTCAATGTATAACTGTTTAGACATAACCTTTAAGGCTTTGATATCATCTGCGGACAGGTCTTCAAGTGCTTGGATATATTCTTCCATTAAATCCAATAAGCTTTTAACTTCTACTTCTTCGCCATCTTCAGACTCAACCGAGTTGTCAACTTTAGAAACAGTTCTTAATTCATGTACTACCTTTTCAAGTTCTGATTCAAACTTAGGAAGGTCTTCATCAACCGCAGTGATAATAATGCGTACTGCGAGATTACGAAACTCTTCAAAGTCAATTTTTCCAGTAACAGGATAAATCAGTTTTCTGTGCCAAGTGATTTCATTAGGGACGAAATCAAAGGTTGATAATTCAGTGTCTTGAACCCAGAAGCCGCGTGGGTCGTTCTCGTCACCCGCTGTAAGCGTCCAAGGCGTTCCGATGTACTTAACGTTTGCTGCGCTTGATATGGTGTGGAAGTGCCCAGACCATACTTGTTTGTACTTTTTGAGGAAATCTGGTTCCAGCCCATGAGACTTCATTCCTTTATAAAAATAAAAGCCATTAAGCTCCCAGTGACCAATACAGTATTCAGCAGACGATTCTTTGATATGCTTCATGATTTCTGATGTGTTCTCTTCACACATCCATGGACACAAGTCAATCAAAGTCCCATCAAAATCCATAGTCACGGGCTTTTCAATAACAGTAATATGCTTATACTTACCAAGAACTTCGGTTGATGCATTAGGCGTCAACGTATTCTTGTAGTGCATGTCATGATTTCCGACGATCGTAATTAAGTTAATTCCTTCTTTCTCAAGAGACTCCGCAATTTCACGAGCGAATTCCATTGTCTTATGAGTGATAGCTTTACGAACGTCAAAAATATCACCGTATTGAATGATAGTTTTAATTCCATGTTTTTTGGCATAATCAATATGCTGCTTAATTCCGTGTCGTTGTACATCCTGTACCCACGGGTCATCTGCGCGGACACCTAAATGCCAATCGCCTGAGTGAATAATTTTCATATAACCTCTCTAGTAGAGTTTAATTTTATATTATTCCATGAATAGCAAAAAGGGCCCGGAGGCCCTTTACCTATTTTGTCATTAACTCAAATTGTTCTTTAAAGCAATGCTCAGAATCTTGGTGTTCTACCAGGAATTCGTATGCTTTATTTCGCTCTTTATCATAGAGCTTCCGGTCAGATGACAGATGTTTCATTCGTTCAAAGACTTCATTTTTATTTTCATCATTCAACCACAGAATGCCAGAATCATGAGAAGTCAACGGCTTTCCATCAACCCGGAATTTCAAAGCATCACCAGTAGCTTTATGGAACACAGGAATAGTACCACATGCACCTAATTCCAAATGAGTATATTCCAACGAACGCTCAAGGAATTTATCCGGAAGACGTGACAGCTGATAGCCAAATCCAGACTGAGACATACGCTCAAGCATTTCAGAGTTAACATATCGGTCAAGAACTTGAGGATTCAGACCTGGCCCAGTTTTAACCTGATGATAATGACGGCAATAATCGATTTCATAGCGTTCTTTGATGTTAATAAAAGCAGGACTGCGTTCTAACCCTTCCAAGATAGTCGTTTTACCTGCGGGACGCAGATGACTTTCATGAAAGTCAAACATCAAGAAATAGCCTTTCCACGTAGTAGTACGACCAATCCAACGATGGATATCAAAGTCAATAGCAGAGAAGTCTTTCCAATACTTATCACGAATTGCTTTGATGTTCATAGCAGGTTGAAAGTTATAAACTGGAGGAGCTGCATCAGAATCATCAAAGAAACTCAACCCGCCACTTGGAAAATATTCTTCCATTAACACGGTATTAAAATCGCCATTTGAGCTATGACTAAACAGTACATCAGCGCGTTTAACGGTTTCTTCAAGACCAGCATTTCTACGAAGTGACAAGGCTCTATGGTCATGTTGATATACGACTACCCGAACTTCAGGTTTAATGTTCTCTATGAGCTTCTTATAGTTATCAATCGCTGCCTCTGGAGCGTTGACAGCAGGTACTGAGTTAATGATAAGAATGTCACATGCATTAAGCAGAGATAAAGTCTTATCGTAGTCATCTGCCAGAGACACAGGAATAGTTACATCTTTATAGCTATGTGCTCTATTACGAGTAAACGCTTTATCTTTAGCGTAAATGATATTTACTTCATGGCCATGTTTTACTAACCACTCACGGTGCTCGAGACTGAACTTGGTTACGCCGCATCCCTCAAGTCCGCGAGCCATTAAAATATTAATCTTCATATATTGACCTTTGTTGTTAATTTTGGATATTTTACCATTCCCGTAATAAAGCAAAAGGGCCGAAGCCCTTTAAATTTTCTTGTATACAACATAACCCGCCGCTTCACATATACGCTTAGCTTCTTCAAAGCGTCTAAGCATATCTACCTTGGCATTATGAATTGCTTCATAATCGGGAGCAGGTGCTTCTCTCCTAGCGGTATCACATTTATAGCAGAAATAACTACGCTTTGGTCCTGTATAACGTTCTGAACAATTACTGCACCGGCACGTGTAATTTCCTTCCGGCCAATCATGTCCAGGATTAGAACCCATCAAATTCGTCATACATCCCAATTCTCTTCACTAGTAATAAAATCAGGGTGTTCATCTAAATCAATGAATCCCCCAGTTCTCTTCATTTACCATTCATACCACCGTTTAACTTGGAAGGTGTCAACCCAGACAAGAGAGTTCTTATCTATTAGCTTACATCCTTCAGTAGAGCCTAACACACGATATTGATTATCTGCTACTTTTACTGCCATTGTTCCAGTAGCAGTGTTCAAAGTAAATCCTGCGTCTTTACGAACACGTTTAAATTTTACTTGTACCAGCATTTAGAATGTCCCAAACAGATTTACGAGAGGTATTCCAACAGGTGAGAATAATCTCATCGGTAAAAGGTTGTTTTAAAATAGTACGCAGTTTTTCAATAGCATACTTGTAAGCAGGGAAATTGTTGTCTAATACCGCGTCTCCAGCATGAGCTTTTAATCGCTCAATTTCACGACGGTTTTTACGAACAATTTTGTTGGCTCGAGCAATAGCTTGTTCTTCTGCAGCTTCCATTAGTTTCTGCTGCAGTTCGTCGCGCTCTTCCTGGGTAATATTGTTCATGTTATTCCTTTGGATGGTAATTTATTTCAAATGTGAATTCAGTATCAGTCCAATTATAACTATGTTCAATTATAGCAGAATCTGACCTGAAATCAGCGTCATGTGGATTTTTCGGGTCAATGTGAATATCAAGATCAAGCACCTCCCTTAAATACATCTTTAGCAAATAAGGGATAGCGTCTAGGTCTTGCACATCTTCTAAAAACCCGTCGAGGTTAATCTTCAGCCTCATATAAAAATTCCAGATTAGGTCCATCGCTTGTAGGTTCGCTCTTTTTAGCAGACCCTGGCGCCTTATAAGCGGTGGATTCATACTGCGTCATTTTGTCGTAGATGTCCTGAATAAAGGTTTCATCTGCTAACGCAACCATATCATCGTCCCGTGAATCATACACGTTATGGACAAAATAGCTGTATTTCTTTGCCATTTCTTTGCGTTCTTTTTTGATACGCTGAACGAATGCATTGAAACAAGCTTGGGTTATATACGCATGCGGGTTATCATACTTAGTTTCATCGAAGTTGATTAAGCCTTTAATTGCGGCTTCAATCCCGTCTGAAATCATTTCTTGTTTCCAGGATTGGGTGTACCCCGAAAAGTTGAAACGCTTACTCAGACCTTCAGCGATCAGCATAATAGCAAGGCCGATCGTATCGTTCTGTTTTACTACTCGAGGGCCGCCAGCAGCTTCAGACTCCCGACACTTCTCTTTCCATGCACAGATTGATTTATACAACTCCTTGTTATTTACATAATTACTCATATTGCCTCTTCGCTTCAATTAATAATATCTATTATAACAAATTTGGGAAGCGAGAGGATTAAAGCATTACTTAATCAATTCAGCGCATGCAATTAATTTCATCATGATACGATAAAAATCGTTATACGTGAAATCTAATGGAACATCAATGACGGCTTCAAAATCTTCAAATACACGCTCCATTCCATAACCAGCGATATCATCTGATTCAGCATACCAGTACGTTCCATCTTGTGCAAAAGTTATTTGGCTATTTTCAAGACAGAACACGCCTTTAATATTTTCATGGGTAAGAGTTAACTGAATTTTCATAGTTCACCCTTCATGATACGATAACATTGGAACAACTGTTCCATGATACGTTTGAACTCAACCAAACTAAGTTCAAACCAATCAGATTCATCTACTTCATGCATCATTTCCATGAATGAAGAGTATAAACTTTCATAATGAGTTTCATTTAACATAGAGGCATGCGTTTCCCAATACATGCCCTCTTCATTGTCAAACCAAACACCCATATAAGAATCTATAGTAAATCCGCCAATGCCTTCCACTACAATCATAATTTGGTTTACTTTAGCCATGCTTTCACCGAGTCAATAGCATCTTCAAATTTAGAGAAAGCATCTACAGATGTGTATTCATTCTCACCAGAGCGTTCATAAATCCAAAACGCATCAAAATCTTCTTCAATGATGAATTCCCCGTTAGGAGTTTCAATCGTGTTTCTGCCATCAGGCGTTTTAGATATGAACCATCCAAGAAAACCAACTTCTGTAATCTGTTCTTCAGTCATTTAAAATTTCCACCAATTGATTATAGTTTAATGCCTTTCCAGAAGAAATCATAACATTACAAAATCTGTATAATGCTTCTTTTGATACTTTATACACATAATCAGAAGTTGTTATAATGTATGAAATACGTACAAATGTTGGGGATTTTTCTGCCAATTCATACGCCAGTTTTCTAGCTCTGCCAATATCATCGGCAAACTTGGTATCAGCAAGCAAAATACTATCAAATACCCAACGGTTAGTAAAAATTTCTGTGTATAGAATAACCTTACGCATCAAGATACTCTCGCAATTCCTGCTCGTTTAACCCTTCTTGCCACATCTCTGACGGAGATGGAAGTTGGCTGTCTAGAGTGGATGAATCAATTGGAAATACTCTGATAATTACGCTAGTATCTTCATCCCATTGATTTGTGAGTATCCGTTTAGCTTGACTAATATCAGGCTCAGAATGAGCCCGGATATACTTAATCCTTCTATGCCATACACCGGTAGGAATAGATGCGCACACGATATATGAAATCATTTCGCCGCCTTAACCGCTTTAACATCGCGGAAGCCTTTCTTACGTTGATTCTTCATCTTACGAATAGTGCTTTCAGAAATTTCACCGATACCCGGAGTGATTGGTTCTACACCAAAGGCTTTGATGCCAAATTCAGACAGAAGATAAGCAACCACTAATTCACGGATGCGGGCTTTACCAATTTTTTGGCCTTCTTCTTTCATCGTACCGTGAAGCTCAACTTCCCACTGATCAAGCAAAGACGGAGTTACACAACGTCCTTCTTCCAGCATTGCAGATACTTTATCATAAGCAAAAGAGTTCAGTACGTTTTTGATTGCTTGGGACATATTAATTTCCTCAGTAACGATTGTTTTGACAGAGGAGATTTTAAATCAAATCTCCTGTAGCAAATCAATCTTTGAGAGATTTTAGCTCTTCGAGCATATCATAGTATTCTTTACTAGCAACCGGAGCTACAGTACAGTGGTAGCTATTGAATTCATGGTATTTCACGAAGCGTTCAAGGTGCCACTTAATCAGATTGTTAATTCGGTGAAGTAGAACCCCATCTGAACCAACGTAGACAACCACTTCAAATTGAAGCCCATCCCAAATTCTGGTACGGACGATATCACCTACAGCAAAAGTTTTCATGCGATGTACCAATGTTCGTTTTGCCAAGACTCGCCCTTGTACCAGCGAGTCATATCATATCCGTTCTCGTCACGGATAGCGCCATTACGCATATAGAAGTACTCGTCATCAGTAAAATACTCATGCTTAACGATACATCCTTTACTCATAGCTTCTAGAGCTTCTTGCCAATTTAACCAGTTCATATTTTCCTCTCGAGTTAAACGGTATGCTGTTATCCGTTGATAGGGCTATGGTATCACTCATCAACTGGCTTGTAAACAACTTTGTGAAAGGAGTTTAGAATAAAAGAGAGGTCCCATAGGAACCTCTAAATGAAGGGTATAGAAATATACAGAAGGTGGTCAAGATGACCTTAGAAAGGAACTGGCTAATCTTCTATGATATCTGGATCGTATCCAGCAGCAATAAGATTGGCTTTAAATGTTGGAATGTCATACTGCTTAACGCTATCCATAAAAATGACAGGATACCGAATAGCAAGCGATGGATAGCACCCGATGCGTTTAGCAAGTGACTCAATCAACGGACGGTCATAAACCGGTTGGCCGTCAACCTCGTTGATTACGTTATAGAACTCATACGGAAGTTGCAGCTTATCGAGCAAGTCACGAACTGCTTTACATCCAGGGCATCTCCAAACTTCTTCAGGGATGCCATAGATTTCTATCATAGTTCAGCCTTAATCTCAGAAATCAATCTTTCAATTAATTCAAGTTTATCCGCTGTAGTCATAGGATAAATTTTGTCAACAGTGGCTTCTTCGAGATAGCAACGGTCAGCATCATTAAGTATACACCACTGATCAAAATCATCAGCATCTATGCTAACACCATTGAATGTCTTAACTCGTTCAACAGACCCGTCCTGTGTCAGAGCTGTTACCAAAAATGGCTTAAACTTGAGCATGTTGTAGAATTCAACATCCTTTGACGACGCGTTATTTAGCCATTTATCAACAGAGTCTTCTTTAAACTTGTACCACTTATCGCAACAAAATAATTCTATCATTTCATGACCTGTTGAAGTTTGGCAGTCAGAGTATTAACACGCTTCTGAAATTCTTCATTAGACAGTTTTTCATCTTTCTTAGTAGGATTAATCCAATCTGCGATGATAATAAGAACAATAAATGGAATA